GCAAAGCGTGACGCTGGAACATTCTGCCCCGTCAGATCGGAACGCCTTGCAATTCAAGGCGTTCACGGCTATTGAGGCCCGCGTCGCTGCGGTAGCTCAGTGGTAGAGCACTCCCTTGGTAAGGGAGTAACCAAACTGGCACCATGCCAAAATCACCTGCAAAATCATTGTGTTACCGGATCGGTCGTTTTCGACTGGTGTAAGGTCTCGGTGCCAATCTGGTTCGTTTGTCACGCGTCGCAGCCCATGCACCGAATTTTCCCGTTTCCAGGTAAGCGCTCCTGCGGCAGGTCGGGATAGTCCCAAGACCAATTCTCATCATCGACCCATCCGGTTCCGGCGCAGTGCGGGCAGCGGCTCGCGTCGACATACCAGTCCCTCAACGCGCGAGCATCAGAAAGGGCGTTGTGCGGCAACTCGGGCTGGAGGTCGGGAACGTCCTTCAAGAGCACCGCCGAACATGGCAGGCTGAAGCTGGTTCCGTGATTGTCGCCAGCCATCGCGTTGAAGAAATGTGCTAGGTCCGTGTACCAGTCGGCATAGATGGTCGGCTTGTCGAACTGCTCCAGGAAGATTTTCAGGGAAAGCTGGAACTCGCGCCGCGACATGGGTGCCTTGTTCAAGATCGGGAAGACGTTCTCGAACACCCACTTGTCGAAGACGCTCGGCTCGGGCAGCACCTGATACCACTCCCGGCCGTCGTCCGACACGAGCGCCATCGACATCAACTGGCCGCCGAATCCGTTGAACTCGGTATCGATGAAAAGCCGCGCCATCCTAACCTTCCTCGAAGGACACCGATTCCGGCCATTGACCGGCATAGAACGCCTTCGCCATGGCCTCCGTCGGCTCGCGATGGATCACCACGAACCCGGCTTCTCGGAGGGTCGCCAGTTGCTGTGGGCTCAATATTTCAGCGGCGCTTTTCGCCATCAAACCAGGACCGACCGCACGCGGCGTTCGAAGTCGGCATAGGCATAATCTTTCGCGCTCTGCTCAGTCGGGTGCGCCGAATAGGTCTCGGAGTTGTTCTGGTAGGCGCCAAGCTTCCAGAATGATCCTTCGTCCGTCACGCGGTAGAAGATCCCGAGCGGCGTGTGGGCGAAGCCGCCCGCATTCCACTCCAGAGCCTTGACCCGCAGTGCCGTCTGTTGGTCGTTCATCCCTCCCTCCTTCGTTTTCGAGGCGAAGTAGTATCACCATTCGCCGATTTGCGCGGCTTCTTCTTCCCGAACACCTTGTCGATGACGCCCTTGCCCTTCTCTCCGTGGGTGTAGTTTTCGAGGAGGAGCTTCTTCGTCTTCCAACGGCCCTTGGCGGCCGTGGTGGCGACATCGACGCCGTGGCGCACGATCATCTCGGTGGCGAAGCTGTGGCGGCCTGGCTGATGCGTGCCGAGATAGGGCAGCTCGGCCTTTTCGCAGATGCGCTTGATGTCCTTGTAGACTGAGGTGCGCTGGATATAGCCGAACAGCCGATTGTTCGGCTTCTTCGCCCCGCGCCCGCTGTGACGCGGACCAGCTCGCCGATTTTTTCCCCATGGGATGCGCACCTCCCAGGAGGTCAGCCGTTCCCGCTTCCACTCTCGTAGCTGCTGCAGTTCGTACACCATCTCAATGGTGAGATCCGCTTCGCCATCCTCGCCGTTCTTCATGTCGCGGAAGATGACTTTTCGCCCGATGAGGTCGACGTCGGCGGAATCGTCTTCGAGCTTGAGCGCGTCCGAGATGCGGGCGCCGGTCTGGAATAGGAACAGCATCAAGGCACTGAGGCGCGGGTCGTCGCTGTGCTCTCGAAATGTATCGATATAGGAGCGATCGACGGCGCGCTTCGGCGGCGTGTCGGGGCGCTTGATGTCGCGCTCGTTCTTCGAAAATCCCTTGATCAGCACTGGCCGGCATTTGCCATCGTTGGCGCTGAGGTTGATCACAGCTCGCGTCGGGATGATCACCTGGCGGTTCCATGTCGTGTAGGCCGCCGTCGGATAAAGCGCCTTCGCGGCGGCGCGCACCTCCGAGCCGGTCATGTCCGAGATCCTCGTTTCAGCGAAATGCTCGAGCAGCTTGCGTATGAAATTGTCGCTCTTGCCGGCGTCGAGATAGGCGTCGACCGCTTGGGCGAAGGTGAAGCGGTCCTTCGGGTCAAGGTCAATCTCTTGCTGCGCGCGGAGTTCACGGTTTAGGCGGACCTTGTCCGCTTCCCTTTCGACAGCTTGGCCAGTGCTCTCGTGTACGCGCTGCTCGCCTTCCCGGGTAGGGACCGTTCCGGTGAGCCACCAGAACCGGCCGCGCTTGTAGATCGTGAGCGGCATGGCGTTTTACTCCACAAGAACAACTCGTCGATCTGCCGCGGCGAGATGAGAACCTGCTTGTCGACATGGTAGCAGAGCCCGGACGCGATCGCCTTTTCGCGCAACGACCTGGCAGACATGCGCAACCCTTTGTCGCGAAAACGCGCCGACCAATAGTCTGGGGTTTGCGCCACGGTCAGGAGCTCGGGCGGCTGGTCGTTCATGGTGACTTGCCGAGATCGGCGACTTCGAGCCGATAGAGTTCAAGCCACGGCATTTCGTTGTCGGTCGCAAACTCCTCGCTCCCTGACTCGGAAAACCAGTCGTCGGCGTCTTTGCGGCACGCCTCATGCCACGCGAAATTCTGGTGGTGGCCGTCATAAACGGAGTGTTCGCGGCGATAGGTCGAGCCGCTCAAGATGAGACGGCTGCACCAGACGCAGCGATGGGGTTTGCGTGCAACGGTCTTCGTGTCGCTGAAACAATGGTAGCTCATGCGCGCCTGTTCCACCGCTCGATTGCCGCCTCTTTCGTCCGCGATGGGATTTGCTCGATCGCGCAGGTTCCACCCAAGTTGATGGTGTTGCGGCAGACGACGCCCCAACCACGACTGGAAAACGGCAAGCTATCAAGCGGCTGCTCAAGTTTCACCGGGCCGCCGCAGAAGGGGCAGGGTTTCAGCTCAGCCATCGGCGTTCTCCCGAGCATCGCGAAGGCCGCGCTCATAGCCGAGTTCCTCAGCCGCCTTCAGCTGCTCCTGGTGCCGAGCCGCTTGGGCATAGAATGCCTTTGCCGAGTCGGTCGCCTCGTTGTGGATCTTGAACCAGGCGTCGGCGGCGTCGGCCTCAGCGCGACGAAGCGCCGTGAGCATGCTGCGCTCGGCACCCATCTTGATCTGGCAGGCCGGCTCGCGCGTCTCGTCGGCACCGAAGTGGTCGCACGCGCAACGCTCGTCGGCGAAGACCTCATCGCAATGGAAGCAGCGCCATGGATATGTCGCGGCGTCGTCGTAGAGCACAACAGCCCAAGCATCTTCGTCGCCGGAATGCACCGCTTCGGCGTCTTCGCGGCGAGCGTATCGCGTCGCCTTCTCGCGATCCTCGGTCCACTCTGGCCCGAGAGCAGTCCAGCAGCGCCAGCGCTTCTCGTCCCCGCGTCCTACGATCCAGCCTTGTGCCCCGATCGGCGCGTCCAGTTCGGCGGCAAGCGCTTCCGTGAAGATGTAAATCCGGTCACCCGGATCGAGATATTCGGAGCCCGTGACGTTCGGGTGCTTCTCCGGGTCATATGCTACCGCCTTCACGAGCCCGTGGCGCTCGGCGGCTTGCAGAATGTCCGCACCCGAAAGGTCGGAGCCATCGAAGCCGGCGCGGCACATTTCCTTTGCGAACTCGATCGCGCTCATGCTTGCCATCCTCATCGATCATCCCTGCAATCGGCGCAATTGTGCTTCCAATCGCGGCCGACCTTGAAAATGCGCCAGCCCTCGTCCTTGGCGTGCTGGATCATCACGTCGAAGTCATCGCGGTCGAAGACGCGCCCGGCGCTATCGCCGCATTCGTCGCAGCAGAGCTCGACCTTGTCGTCGAGGCGCTCGATCATGGCCGCACCTTCGTCGCTGCCGCATAGGCTTCGAACGCCTCACGGTCGCCGTTGCAGCATGTGTAATAAGGCTTGAGCGGGCCGATGAAGCGATTGCCTTCGCCGTAGCCCATCCATGGTCTCTCGGGGGTACGGAATGTCGCTGGCGCGATCTGCATACCAGGGAAGGTGAATGCGACACATACACTCTCCCAGAGCCATCCCTTTTCGCCGTGGCGATAGTCCGCGCGAGCGTGGTGCCGCCAATGATCAATCTCGGGATTGTCGCAGAACTCGACTTCCGGGAAGCGTTTGCGCACGATGCTCTTGAAACAGTCAATGGCGCGTTGTTCCTCCGCCTTCCTACGACGCTTGCGGCTGAAATCCTTGCGCCGGCATCGCGCGCAACAGAACACCATGCTATGCTGGGTGCCGAGCACGCCCTCGACCGGAAGATGCCGCTCCCGCAATTCGTCCTCATCGAGGCGCATGCCGCAGCCGCAGCACTCGAAGTGCCAGCCATAGGCGATCATCACCGATGCGGGAATCGGCTTTCCAGCATAGGCGTCAGCCCACGGAACGCGCCGGCAGGAGACATAGCTCAGCTCGCCGTCGGCGAACTCGTTCGCGCCCCAGCGCTTCGCCACGATGTCGTGCTCGGCGAAATAGATGGCGCCGGTGTTCTCGTCATTCTCGGTGACGGCAAAGGCTCGGAGCGCGCTCATGCTGGCACCGTCGCGTCGGTGAGCATGGCGGTGAAGATGGAGATATCAGCCTTGCGCGGCTGGGCAGGGCGGAATTTGCTTGCGAAGAACCTGGCCTCGCCGCCGTTGATGGTTGGGTTAGCGATTTCCACCAGCCGGATCAGGATTTCCGGTTCATGCCCTCTGACGACGACATCGGATTCGATCGTGCGAATGGTGTAAACGGCGTTCTTTTCCGGCAGGTTCGGGCAGTACTGCCTCTGCAACGGATGTCCTGTAGCCGTCCCCCATGTCGGGTCGACGCAGACCACCTTCATGCCGACGTGCCAATCGCGCGCGCTCATGCCGGCATCTCCTCGAAGTCTTCATCCTCCGGCCCGCGCTCGTGCGCATCGATGCGCGCCAGCTGGTCCCATTCCTCACAGAGGTATTCGTATTCGGACTCGTCGCAGTCGAAGAACGGATGGCGGCGAGGGTCTCTATGCATGCGCCAGCGGGTTTCGTCGGCGCAGCGCCGGGTGTGATAGGGCATCACCCAATCGGGCGGTTCCGTTTTCCAGGCGTCGTAGCCGGCCCATGAATCACCGAGCAACATCATTCGCCTCGCCGTTGCTTCAAGGCGGCTGCTGCCGCGTCGAGCGCGGCGCAGGCGCATGGCTGGCAAAGGTCGGCGAAGTCGAGCCGCTCTTTGCCGCCGTAGGAATCGGTGCTCCGGCCACCGTTGGCGTGGATGCTGCCCCACATGCTCGGCTTGTTGAACTCCGAGCCGCCGCGCTCACGATGCTTCTCAACCATGAAGCCGCAGTTGTCGCAGCGGATTTTGGGGATGACGTCGACGGTGGCCATTGGTGCGCGCGCCTACTGGAAAGCGCGGCGCGCGCCGTTCGTGGCGCGGGCAGGCGGCGGCATCTTGCGACCGAGCCCCGAAGCCTTCGCGAGTTGCGATCGCTTCTCGGAATAGTTCGGCGCCACCATGGGGTAATCAGCAGGCAAGTTCCATTTCGCGCGATACTGGTCCGGCGTCATTCCGAGCCCGGCGATGTGCCGCTTCATGGATGCGAACTTCTTGCCGTCTTCCAGGCAGATGATGTGATCGGGGAAGATGGACTTCTTCGGGTTGACCGCCGGCACCAGCTCGACCTCCGGTGCCTTCGCCGGCCCCGCGAGACCCTGCACCGATGCGTTCACGCTGGCGATCAGGTCCGGCAGGCTCGCCGCTGGCACCGGGTTGTTGCTGACATAGGCCGAGACGATGCTAGCCGTCAGTTCGATGAAGCGTGTGTTTGTTTCCATTGCTTTGCTCCGTGGTTGAGGGATTGTCGCGGCGGATCACATCGCCGGTCGACCTGGTGGCGGCTCTGACAGGAGATCGACCTCCATCATGCCGGGGTAGCAATAAGGCGAGCGCGGCCTGATCTGCCTGCGCATCGCCTGAAAATTGAGGTGGTCATAGCCGTGGAGGCCGAGGAAGGCCTCAAGGGCGCTCATCGCCACGGATGTTCTCGTCAACAGCCGCTCGAAGGTCAGGACGAGCGTCGGGCATTTTCCATTGGCGCCGACCGCAGCCATGTTCGGCGATCTTTCTCTCCTGATGCCGGCGACCATGGTGCGGACGCAATGCCGGTTCGAGGTGACACCGGGCAGATCGGCGACCATCTTCAATTGCGATCTTGCCTGCTCGTGCGAGTCCCGATCGAGCCAGATGACGACATGCTTCGGCATGGGACCGATCGGCAGCTCGGCCGGGGTGATGAGCTTGATCGCCCTGCCTCTGAGTTCGGCGAAGGCCTTCGGGTCGAAGCTCCCGAACATGCTAGCGCTCGATTCGAAGGCGGGCCAATCGCCGAAGCACTGCACGCCGCCGGCATAGAGCATCTGCATCATCAGCGAGGTGCCGCAGCGGCCTTGTCCGGCGACGACGATTGCAGGGAGAGATGACATTGGCGGCCGCTCTGGTGAAACTGTTATGGTGACAGTGTAACCATATTGGTTACAACGAAGTCAACGGGAAATATTCGCTGGTCCCTTATCTTTGCACACCGGTGCGGTGCCGCATTCCTCCAAGCGAGTGAGGCGGTTCCCGCACTGCGCGCGCCAACCTGTCGCGGTCTCAGGCCGGGCCATGATATGCCGGCCGCAGAGCTCGCAAAGGCGTTCCTCCAGAACCTTCCGATACAGCGGCTCAACAACGCGCCCAGTATCGATGGCAAGCCGATCAGCGGCCACGCGATTGAAGAACACGCGCTTCCAGTCCGGTCCCTCGACCAGATAGGCATCAGGCTCAGTCATGGCGCGGCGCTTTCGGCGCGACGACCACGATCTTGTCGGGATGAACCCGCTCGGCGAGTTCGGAGAGAGGATCGATGCGCTCGTGCTGCGCGATCGTCATCAGCGGCACGGTGATCTCCTCACCATAGCGCGCTTTCCATGTCGCGAGCCATTCGCGCCAGTTGTCGCCGTTGACCTGCTCGGCCTCCGGGAGAGCCTTCCTCAGTTCCGGATGAAGCGCGAGAATGACTGGCTCCGCTTCACGACTTATGCGCGGTATCTGGTGCGTAAACACGTTCTCGCCGGTCATGTAGTTCAGCACCTCATAGATGCCCGTCATGTGATTTTCGGAGACCAGCCGGCCGGTCACCACCGACAGCACAGCACCGATTGGAAATGCCTTCTCTGCCATCACTCGCTCCTCGCGATCAGTTTCGGTCTCATCTTGCCGCCCTTCGCCTTCGTCTCGACCTGCAACGGAACGCCCGGCCGCTTCTCGAACACCTTGCCCAGCACGCTCCGCACATGCTCAGCGCCAGGCGCGTCGGTGGCGAGGATCATCAGCGCCGCATCGGCGAGGGCTTCGCGGATGACGGCCGTCGTCGGCGCTGGCGCGCCGCTCGCTCCGGCGCCCTTGACCTTGGCGCGGCTTTTTCGGCTCGCCTCGGCGAAATACTTCCGACGCTCCGCCTGATCGAGGTTGCCGAAGCTGCCGGCGCTGCGCTGAGCGAGCAGGTCGTGCAGCTTCATCAGCGCTTCGTCCGGGTCCATTTTTACTTTTGACGCGTCAAAAGCATTTTCCATCACGTGCCTGCGATGTTCTGGTGCTTCATGACGATGTCGGCGCCGCCGTCGGCGCGCGGCGGTGGTGACACATCATCAGCATCGCCGGCCACGAAGATCTTGCTCGAGGCGCATTTCGGGCAACGTGCGCTCTTTGCCAGGATCGCCGCCTTGTTGAGCGGCATCGGGAGGTGAGCGACCACGAAGACGAAGCCGCACTCGCATTTGCCGCGCAGCGCGTTCTCCGCCATCACTCGCCGCCTTCCTTCTCCCCGCGCTTGCGCGCCTTGGTGATCAGAACCACCTCGCCGTTCGGATAGATCAGCTCCACCTGCTCATTGCGGCCGATTCCGTCGAAGATCGCGGCGAGCTGGCGCGTGAGAACCTCGTTGGTCCTCTCCAGAACGTCCATCTTCGCCTGCGTCTGCGCGCGGGCGATGCTCGCCTGCAGGTCCGAAATGCGCGGGGGATGCGTTACTTGGTCAGCCATTCAGTTTCTCCTCGATATAATTGAGACGCTCCCGCATTTCGGCGATGAACCTGCGGACGGTGTCGGGGTGCTCCTCCTGATCGACGTCGGCCGGAAGCGTGGACAAAGTGTCGTGCGCCCACTTCGCCGCGATGGACGAGAGGCCGGCGCAGCGGCGGGAAAAGTCGATGACCTTCATGCCGCCACCAGGTCGAAGTCTGCAGCGTTGATGCGCTTGCCGTCTGGCGTGACCGCCATCAACTCGTGCGGAACGCGGCGCACCTCGGCCTCCGCCTCGGCGCGCGTGTAGCGGCCGGCTGAAATCGTGTCGGTCGTGTAGCCGCAATATTGCGGGCGATAGTACGCGTCCTTGTCCCTCGCCCAGATCAGGTAGACCGTCTCGGCGCCGAAGATGATGCGGCGCAGCAGCTCGGCGCGCTTGAAGTCCATGCGCCTGGTGGCGGCGGCAAGCTCACGCTCCAGCCTCTCCCGGCGCTTGCGCTCGTTGCGCTTGACGCGCAGGTCCGCCGGCGCCGAGCAGAATATCTCATGGCACGCGAGGTTGAGCAGGGTGTACTTGTCGGCCACCACCCACCACATGCTGTTGATGTTGTAATAGGCGGTGCCGCGCCCGATGCGCTTGTCATAGCCGACGAACCAGACCGTCGCGCCATGCTCGATCGTCTGGCCGTCGCGCGAGGTGTGGTTGTAGGCGTACTCGCTGACAGGTCGGCCGAGTTTCTTGTCGGTGTGCCAGGATTCGGCGTAGCGGCGCTCAATCCGCTCCATTGCCGTGATGCCGGCCGGTTCGTCTTGCTTCACCGTTACCGGCGCGATGGTTTCGAGCCAGGCCACGATGCGGCGCGCTTCGAGATGGAAGCGCAGCCGGTCGAGATACTCCATGCGGGCGAGCTTGCGGAAATCGTAGCGGCGGCCGTGTTGGTTATCCATCGGCCAGGTCTCGGCCCAGAATTTGATCTCGATCGCGCGGCCGTTGATCTCGACCGAGGCCCGCATGTTGCCTTGCGAGGCGAGGCGGTGCGTCGAGTTCAGCGCCCGGAAATGATCTTTCATGCGCGGATCGGCGCCGACGTGCCAGCCTCGGTCTCGCATGCCGCGAACCAGTGGCGCGAACACATCGGAGAGGAAAGTTTCGTCCCGGGCATTGTCCTGCCAGATGCCGATGGTCGTGTCGTGGATGTTGACGTCGATCTTCGCGCGCATAGTCATGCCGCCACCTCCGGTCGTGCGTTGTGTTCAATGCCGTCGAGCAGGCGGCCAGAGCGGCGCTTGCCGATCTTGCGCATGGCGACCATGTCGGGATGGACTAGGCGCGCTTGCGGATAGTCTTCCTGCCACTCCCTCACGCGGCCATCAGGGAGGATCGTAGCTTCATCGAACCGCCATAGGTCGGGCGCGTCTCTGCCCGGTGCCCACTCGCCGTTCTGTTTGTGATGAAAGGCGACGCCGGCGGCCGTGCACTGGTCGCGAAGCTGCCGGAACCACAGCGGGTGCGTCGGGCGCGCGCGATGCTCGCCTTGGTCTGTCTCACCGCCCGTGATCGCCCAGCCAAGCGGCGGCAACTTGATCGATGGCGCGCCGAGTAGCGAATTGAAGGTAACGATGCCCGTGGTGACTTCCGGCCAGTCGACGAACTTGGCCGGCCCTTCATGGATGACGATCCGTGTCGGGTCGACCGGCCCAAGCAGCGGCTCGAAGCTGGCGAAGGTGAAGGCCGGGCGCTCAAGGTCGCGCGCGGCGCATGCCAGATGAAACAGGTTGATTGCCCGTTCCTGATCCTCGACCGTCGTGCCGATCGCGGCGTTGCGCGGCCACGGCATGTCGAAGGCCGCGCCATACATCCGGACGATGTTCTGCGGGCGTTTTGTGAGCAGCAGCCAGATCAGGTTCGGCGTTGCTCGGATCAGTTCGAAAAGGTCGGTGCGCCATGCCGTAGGCACTTGGTTGTCGAAGACATCGGCCAGGCTGGAGCAGAACACGAATGGTCGCGTTCCGGCCTCGGCGGCTTTGCGGTTCCATGCCAAAGGCTTGCGCCGGTTCGCCTCTGATGTGAGGACACGCGTGCCGGCGCCTTTACCAGGGCCGCCCCACTCGACGCGATGATAACGCTTGTCCATCATCGCCTCGGCGTAGCAGCCGTCGCACGCGATCGAGACCTTGGAACATCCGATCCAATGATTGTGCGTCATGTCGCACCAAGAGATTGCGGTGATCTCACCCACGTCATTGCCTCCCAAAGGTGATGAAACAGCCGAACAGGAAGCCCAGCCAGAACGCGAACACGGTGTTGTCGGTCAGGTAGCGCTTGAGCTTGAGGAACCAGCTTGGGCGCGGCTCTGGCTCGGCGGCTTTCGGCACCTCCGCCTTCCCCCAATGCTCAATCGGCAGCACGTAGGCGCCGGAACAGATATCGGCGAGGCGCTGGAGGCGCTTGGCCGCCTCAAGCGGTCCCTCCAGCGTCGCCAGCCTGCGAGCCGACGCGTCGAGAAACTGCATCACGATGAGATGCGACGTTCCATCGAATTGGGCATCGGCCAGGTTGCGCGTCGTGAAAAAGCTATCGGTCATGATCTCCCCCTTGGTCACCACGGCACCTTCCTCGCATCCTTGCGGCTCGGAAGTTTCCGCGTCGGCCATTTGCGCTTCGGCTTGGTCTCGCCGTCGCGGCGCTCCTCGAGGCGCTTGGTCTTGGCGATGGCGTGGATGTCCGAGCCGTACGAGGTGACGGGCCCGCCCACAGTCTTCTCCCGGTGGGCCGGCTTGTCCCTCACCACCAGGTGCTCGATCGAATTGGCCGGCGGGATCGTATCCCGCTTCACCGGGTCCCACGCCCGCAGTTTCAGCGGCGGGTCGTGGTCGATCTCGATACCGCGGGTGAGCGGCTCCAGGCGCATGCCGGTGCGAGGATCCTTGCCGTTCTGCCGGATGAGCAGCTCTGCGAGGATTTTCTTCGGGATCTCCGGCCGCTTCCAGTCGCTGGGCGGTCCTTCGACCTTTGCGCCATGGTCAGGGAGGAAGGCGACGCGAGCCATGATCAGCCGGCCATCCGCATGGCGCTGTTTTCCGGCTCGGGCTCATAGGCGCGGACGCGATCGACAAGCGCCGCCAGTTCTTCATTGAAGATCCTGACTGCTGTAGCGATGGAGGCGATATAGACCTCATCGCGATAGACGCGCTTGATGAGCGGCGGAAGCTTGGGGCAGTAGGACATGAAGTCCCACCATTCCCGCTCGCAAAGCCAGATATTGCCATGCACCTGGGCCTTGTGCTCGGAAGGCAGTTCGTTCCGGAACAGGCGATCGATCTGGATATGCGCGAGGGCCGACTTGATCTCCAGGCCGCCGTTGTTTCCGATGATCGAATCCGGGCTGCATCCGGCGTTGCCATTGCGCACGAAGCCGACGAGCTTTGGTTCGGTATCGGTGTGGAAGGCATAGAGGCGGCGCGCGTCATCTTCCTGATCGCTGCCTCGCTCCATATGAGCGTTCGAATAGCTCTCGCTCAGTTCGCCCGTCAGGATCTCGCCGGCCAGCTCGCGCATGTATTTCGACCGGGTGGCGGCTGGATTGGCGTTCTTGCTCTTTGCAGCTTTCACGGCAGCGGCCAGTTGAGCAGCCGAGCACCCCGACTTGACCAGCGCATCGATCAGCGTGTTCGCCATGGTGCCGTCGGATCGGCCTTCCGAAATGACGGTCGAGAACTGTGAGGCAGTCGGCAGTCCGCGCCTGCACTCGAACCATTCCGGCGTGCCTTGGACGCAGTCGAAGATTTCCATGCCCATCAGCCACGCCCTCCGCCAGCCTGCCGCTTGCCGTAGGCACGGAGGTTTTGCACCGCGTCATCAAACATGCTCGCCGGAAGATCAGGCACCGCCTGGATGTCGTAGACCTCGCAGAACTTGTCGGCCGAAGCTCCGACCTCATCCATAATCGCCCAAAGTTGGCGCAACTGGTCTTCGCTGATCGGCGCGCCCTTGCCGATCGCGTTGCCGTCGCGATCGTCACCGGTCGAGATGTTGAACAGCATGCAAAGCAGGTAGCGCCGGCCGTAGGTGGCGGTGCTGCCGAAAGCCTGGGTGCCGGTCTTGTTGACCTTGCCTTGCGATCCGGCGCCATCGACGGGGATTCCAGCGTCACCGTTCCTGACGTGACCTTCCTCGTGCGAAATCTCCCAAAGGATGCGCAGTTCGCCGAGTTCGTTGTAGCCGTCCGGCTGAAACGAGACCGCAAAGCCATGCTTGTGGATGATCGGCATGGCCTGTTCCTCGATCGCCGCGAGGTCGGCGTAGGTCGACTTGGTGTGATCGTTCTTGCGGTTCTTGGTGACGACCGGGAGTTCGGTCTGGCACTTCGACATGGCCGCGAAATAGGCGCGCTTGGCAACGAACTCGGCATCCTCACGGGCGCGCCGACGGTTGTTCTCAACCTCTTCGTTGCGAAGCTGGAGCATCCGTTCGAGCTTCTCGACGGATGCCTGCGGATCGAGCACGACGCGCTCGATCATCTGGATGAATGGATCGGGCCGGTGATCGACTTCGAAACGGTCGTCTTTGCGGATTTCAACAGCGCTGTTCATGGCTCAAAACCTCAATGTGACGTTGGGGATCTCGCCAGCGACGATGGCGAGGACGATCTTCTTGGCGAGTTCTTCACGGACGCCGACTGCCATGAAGGCATCCTTGGCAGCCCCCATCACTTCGCCGCGGTGCTTGCGGTCGGCGGCGCGCGCCTCCTCCTCGCGGCGTGTTTTCTCGATCTCGGCAAGGCGTGAGGCCTCCTCGCGCTCGGCTTTTTCGGCGGCGGCCTTCTTCTCTGCTTCAAGCCGGGCGATCTTCTCTTCCTGCTCGGCGCGCCACGCTGCCGCCTCGGCGTCCTTGCGGCGCTGCTCGGCCTGCGCCTCCATGATCACCTTCTGCCGCGCGGCCTCGGCGATCTGTTCTTCGCGGACCTTCTGCTCCTGGGCTTCCCGTTCGGCGCGAGCGGCATCGTCGCGTTCTCGTTGCGCTTGCTCGGCTGCAAGCTGTTCAGCCTTGAGGCGCTCAGCCTCGATCCTGTCGCGGCGTTCCTTTTCGGCGCGAAGCTGTTCCAGTTCGATCCTGTCGGCCTCGGCCTTCTTATGGACTTCGAATGCGGCGTTTAGCTTGTCCGTCGCGAAGCGATGCGCGGTGCGAGCCTGCTCCTCGAACTCGCCCAGCCGGTCGTCGATCACGATCACCTGTTCCAGTTCATGCAACAGAGCCGCGAATGGCTGGGGCGCACCGCCGATAAGGCCATTGCCGCAATCCACGATGGCCTTGAGGACCGTCATGCACCGTTCTATGCGGGCCTCCTCCTCGGTCTCCCAATCAGTGAGCGGCTTGCGGGCGCGCTCAGCCAGCGCTTCAAATTCCTCGCGAACGATCCGGCGCTTGGCGTCGACCTTGTTGATCTGCGCGCGCGCGTCCTCGTTCAGCTTCTTTCCGGCATTGTCGATCGCGGTCTTGGTGCGCGTCACCTTATAGGCCAGCGAGCCGATCTCCTTGCGGCCGGTGGCGGTCGACAGATCCGGCACGAACGCATTGATCTCAGCCTCGACGTGATCGCGAAGCCGGGAATAGAGGTTGTCGTCAATCAGAACCGAAACAGGATTGGTCTCGATGATTGTGGCAATATCGTTTACTTCGGCGCGCGCGTTCATGCCGGCTCTCCTGCGTTGATGGTATTGCCTTCCTCGTCGAATTCGGTGCCATCCGGCCCATAACGATGCGCGCCGTTCGGATGCTTCGATGCCCGCTGCTCCTCGGTGCGGACGTCGCGCCGTGCGACGGCGACCTTCGCGACCTCGGAATGATCCTTGATCTCGACGACCTCGACCGAGATTTCCCCACCTCGCATGGGGACCATGACGCGATCACCGATGGCGAGATTGAAGCCTCCGCTGAGATAGTCGTAGAAGCGGCCGTTCTCACCGAACTTCACGGCGACAGCCTTGTTTTGATCCGACATTTGCAACCGATCCTGTTTCACGTGAAACCAAAATGGCACCATTCGACGCATGCCGACGCGGGAAGGGGACACCCGCGCCGGCTACGCCGCGCAGCACTCAGAACATTTGCTTGAACCAGGGGGTTTTGGGACTTACGCCTACGGGGACGGGCGGCGTTTGCTGGTCAATCAATCTGCGCAGGATCAATGTAACCATATCGGTTACCGTCCGCAATAGCGTAACCAGAGCGGCACCAAAATTATTTACTGTGCTTCGTTAAATTGTGGAAATCTTCAATCGGGCCCGGCCTATGATGCTCAAATCGCCCGGTTTTGCCGTTTCCTCGGGAATATTCGGATTGTCCGAGCGAACCAGAATCGTTCCAGCGGTTGTCGGCGACAGGAACCGCAACTGGAGCTCGCCGGCGATTCGCATCGCGTAAAGCCCGGGTCGCGTCGGAGTCTTGGCGTCCAGGTCGAGGATGACCGCGTCGCCACGGCGCAGATGCTGGTTCATGTCGTCGCTGTCGACGATGACGAGCTGCAGTTTGTGGCTCGTCGCGCCCGGCATGAGGTGCGCCAGAAGATCCTGCTGGATCGAAATACTTGGTTCGGATGGAAGTGCGCCATCCCCGCCAGCGATCTCAAACACGCTTTGGAACCGATTTAGATCGGCCTTTGCGATGTTCGGGAAGATCAGCTCTTGGGGTGTCGTCTCCAGGTGGGGCGCGATGCGGACGGCCCATTCGCTGGTAAGTTTGCGCTTGGAGCTCTCCAGCCGGCCCATGTGCTGGCGCGTGAGGCCGACGCGGCGAGCAAGCTCCGAGATGCTCATCTTCTTGCGCTCGCGGAACAGTCTGATGCCGTTTTTCATGTCAGTCATGCGGACGCCAACGATTTCCCCCAGGATGGTCTTCATTGGCGTAGCCGAAGAACGTCCACAACGGAATTGCGCCAAATTGGTTACAAAGGCTTGACGAGTAACCATTCAGGTGACATCTCTTGTGACATGGAAACAGCGGTTCATCAACTCACGGCATGGCTTGACAGGCCGAACGCGCCTCCGCGCTCGGCCTTCGCCGCCAAGATCGGCATCGCGCGCCAGGTCCTCTGGCGCTATGAGAACGGCCGCATGCCGAAGCGGACCATCCTTGAAAGGATCGTCGTCGAGACCGACGGCGCCGTCACCGCCAATGCCTGGCTCGGGAAGGAGGCTGCGGATGTCGTTTCGACACGACCGACTGCCGCTTGATCCGGGCCACGCAAAACCTTTCCGCCCGGCGCTCAGCGCGCCCCAACGTCCGCTGAAGAACCCGTGTCGCCACAACACTCAAGGGTTCCCAGTTGTCATCGTCGATAGCCATCTGCAGCCTCCAGGTAACGGCGGCAACGATGGCACCGAAAAAGGTCGAGGTGTCTCACAGGTCGTTCTGAATCCACGACAAGCCGTCCCCCCTTCTCCTGTTGTTCGTGAGGGATTGATGACGCAGCATGCCATTGCTGAGGAACTAGAGCGTCTGGTCAAAGACGCAGCCGGCGAGATTGTGCCCGGCATGACAGTGAAGGCCCAGATCAACCGGGCCTGCGAGAACCTCGGCTATTCCCGCGGCAACTGGCGTGTTCGCCAGGCCTGGTATGGATTGGCCGAGAACTGGCGCTCGGAGCCGGTCTTCGACCTGCTCGGCCGCTACAACCGATTAGTGCAGCAGCGTACCGCGTGCGGGTCGCATACCGTCCAGGCGGTTGACCCACTTTCCAATTTGATGGCCGCCGCGACGCGCAGGCAATAACCGTCCGTTAACCGAAGTTAATGGCGCGGCAAAGCTTTGCTTGCTTGTGGCGACTTTGTCCAGAACGAGATGATGGCGTGAGGCCAATGTTGCGATGGCCTCACGTTTTTTGCGGAAAAGCCCAGGGGGAGTGTGAAATGGACGCCAGGGGGGCGAGGACGCGCTCAATTGAAGGGGCCGCGCATCTCTTCGATCGGGCTAATATTATCGGCAGGCAAAGCGCTGTTGATGACGCAACCGCGAGTATAGTCGCGTCCACGGTCTTTCTTGAGCAGGCGATGGGCGTCGAGCGCACCATCGCTATTCTCACCGCCACAATCGAGGCCGTGCGGAACGGCCGAATGTCAAACTGATTTTCTCAGGCATCACCATCTGTACCGAGTAGGGGTTGCCTCTCCAGCCACCCGGGGAGACGACGTTGACGATTGTAACCCGCAAGCGACGGGATAACTTCGCTATCATACCGAATGAGGTCGCAAGCGATGAGCGGCTGACGTTCGAGGAGCGTGGTGTGCTGGTCTATCTACTGGCGAAGCCGCACGACTGGAACGTCAACGTCAAGAACTTGCAGACTCAGGGCGGCATCGGCCGGGACAAGGTCTATCGGATCCTGCAGAAGCTGGAGACGACTGGCTATTTGACCCGCGAGCAAGCCACCGATAGCAAGGGGCGCTTCGGCTCCTACAACTACACCATCCACGATGATGCTGTGCCGCAGCTGCTCCCGCTGCCGTCTCCTGATATGCAGGAAGCGGCCTGTCCGCGTCCTGATAATAAGGAACCGGAGTTGCCGCTTCCTGAAAATCCGTCAACTGGTTTTCCGGTTAACGGAGAATCCGACACATACAAAGAACCTATTCAACAAAAATCCCCCCTAGCCCCCCTCACGGGGGGGACAGATGGTCTTTTGGATAAAATTGTCTCCTCCTGGCCGCTGGAGCAACTCGGCAAGCGAGATGTGGCTGAGCGAGAACTGGTGAGCCTGTCGCCTGAAAAGAGGCAGCGAGCAGTCGACTGCGTCTCGGCATTCCTCCGGCACTGCAGGCTCCGCAAAGAGCGAATTCCCAGGCTCTCAGTTTACCTATCGGCGCAGATGTTCGAAATCGTCTACGGCGCCCCGGAGTTGGACCATGCCGGGTATTACCGCATTCATCCGAGGCGGGCAGAATGGAGCCCTTGGTTGGAGTGCATCAGGGCTAAGCACGGCGAGGCGAAGGCGGCCAAGTGCGAGGCCGACGAATTGGTCCTCGCAAAAACACGGTGGCCGGCAGATCTTCCGCTTGCCAGCCGTGTAACCAATTTGGCACCATCGGCAACGGGATCGGTTGCTGATTCGCGATCAGCTGGGGGTTCGCTGCTTTGACCAAGCTTTTTCTCGACACGCCAAAGGAACTCGAGAAGCGGATCGACCGCCTCGTCGAGCACCTTCGCCACGCCGAGTTCCTGTTCTTCAACGTCAGCAAGCACGGACTGCCGTCGCCGCGCGATCTTCTGTGGCTGCTTCTCTCCGATGCGATGGAAACGGCCAGCAACGTGCCGCGCGATGATCTGCGTATGGTCTCGCATGTCGGCACGGTAATGCCTGGAACGCGCGACACAGCCGACCTCGCCTACGCTCGCGAAGTCGCGAGGCTGCAAGCCGGCATGCCGCAATACGATCGCACCTCGGTCAAGTCGGTGCCCAGCGAGCAGGCGATCGAGCGCATGGTCGACGTCTTTGACCTGATGCGCTTCGTCATCGCGGGGCGCGCCGGCAAGGACGTGCTTCGCATGAAGCGCACAGTGATGGCGCGCGCCGCCGGGCTCTCGCTCGAGCAGTGCGGCAGGATCTGGGACCGGCATCGCATCGATTTCGATCGAAGGGCCATGCACGACCTCAAGCAGCTCGTGTTGGGGCAAATCCTCAAGGGCATTGAAAAGCAGTTCGGCCTGGTCCGCACCAGCCGTTCGTTCCGGCGCCTCACCGTCAGAGAAATCGAGGAACGAAAAAAGGCTCGCAAGCGCGAGGAAGCCCGCCGCCGGCGCGAGAAGGCGGAAGAGCAACAGGAGCAGGCAAATGGATGACCCTCAGGCAGAGACGATACGCCGCCAGATCGCTGAAGCGAAGGTGCGCCGGATCGTTGCGGAAAACCTCATGAACGAGATGCGCCAGGGGCCTCTGGCCTGGCTCCGTTATCAGATGGCTTCCACCGTCTCGCCGCTTGCGTTCGCCAGGCGGTCGGCCGTCGCCGATGCCAATTGACATCAGCACCCCGAAGGATCTGCGGATCAGGCGTAAGAGCATCGGCTACTGCGCCATCTGCGCCGTCAGCATGGTGACGGATCCAGCGGTGTTCCGCCTCGCCACGGCCGAGAACGTCGAGGCGCATCTCTCCCAGCTGCAGCCCGGCACATGGCAGGCGCTCCAGTTCGAGCGCGTGCTGTGGACGCCAGGCTTCGCAGTGGCGCGCACCATCGTCGTCGGCGTCGAGCGCTTCCTCACCGACATCGGCAAATCGCTCGGCAACCACTGGTACATGGCGCCGCTCGATCTGCTCGATCAGCTGATCGTGGCCCAGCAGATGACGCTGAAGGCCCGGCTCTGGACGCACCAGGAACTGGTCGCGCGGCTGCGCAACCATGCCAACGAGGAAGCCGACCGCTTCGCCAAGGGGGTTTTCTGAACGTGGACGAGAGCGCGCTCCTTTATCGCTTCACCGTCAAGTGCGACCGCGACACCAATCGCGCGATCGAGAAGCTGGCGAAGGCCTGCAATCTCTCGCCGACGGCCTACGTCCAGCGGCATTTCGAGAGCATCACCGGGGAAGAGTTGGCCGGGGATGCGGCGGACCCGATTTTGGCGCCGCCCAGCGGTTTTGTCACCGCCTCAGAGCCGGCAATCGTCACGCGCCTCACCCCATCGCAGGCGGTGCGCATCAAGAAGCGCGGCCCGGTCGAGCGCATCATGGCGGCGCTCGACGACGTCAGGCGCGCCGATGGCCTTTCAAGTCTGGCTCAGCCGCGACTGGCGCAGCTCGCGCAAACCTCGATTCCGACCCTGCTGAAATATCTCGACCAGATGATCGAGGCCGGCTCGGTCGAGATCGTCCGCGAAGGCCAAAAGGGCAAGCCGACGCTCTACCGCGTGCTCGCGATACCCGCCTCCCAATCTGCACCAAGCAAAGGACCGACCAGGAATGGATGACGCCGCCGCATTGAAGGACATCGCCGAGCATCTCAACGCCTCGCTCAACAATGTGGTGCCATTCGCACCATTGAAGCCCGAAACGGAGCTTGAGCGCCTCTCTGCGGCCCATCGCAAGGCCATCGCCAAATACGATCAGCGCGCCGCAGATGCGCAGAAGCTGCTTCGGGAGAACCTCGACAAGATCGAGGCGGACCGCGCCGCCGAGCTGAAGCGGCACCAGGATGAGATCGCAGCGCTCGACGCACGACGGGCCGAGGAGCTCGCCCGGGCCGAGAAGGACATCGCTGCCGATCAGCGCCTTTCCGCGTCGTGCCGCGCCGCGCTCGCTGCGCTGGACCAAAAGCCATGAGGGGCGCGGTTCTCATCCTGCTGCTTTCGACGGCGGCCGCCAGTGCGCACCACGCGCCGAGCGGCGTCAGCTACCCGCCAGAATGCTGCAACAGCGCTGCAACCTCGCCCACGGGCGATTGCGCCCCGATCGACGATCGCTACGTCACCGAGGAGCCGGACGGCTACCACGTCAACCTCCCGGCCGGCGCACACCCGAGGCTCAAGACGCATGGCTATTCGGGGATCGTTCCCTATAGCGCCCGGCGCCAGCCGATCGACAACTCCTACCACATCTGCCTTTCGAACGAGGGCGCGTACCGCTTCTGCTTTTTCCCGAAGCCGGGAGCAGTGTGAGCATGAACGAGGTCGCCACTCTCGACACCTCCAGCATTGCCCAGGTCGTGGAGCGCGCTCGAGCGCTTTTCGATGACGGCGATATCCAGGCGGCGCATCTGCTGGCCGCCATGGCTTATGACCAGGCAAAGTCAGCCGCCACCTATGCGGCCCGCTTCCGTGCTGGCGAGCAACTCATCAACAAATCGCGCCGGATGCAGGGTGAAGCACTCCTGATCGAGGCAAAGGCCAAGATCCGGCTCGCCGATGAATATGATGCGGCACAGCGGAATGGCGAAGCTTCGAAGGGGCGACCGAAAACTATTCCAGACGGGAAGACTTTCACTCAGGCGGAAGCCGGCCTTTCAGCCAAGCAGATCCATGAGGCGCGCCAGCTCGCCGAGGCGGAACGGAAAAAGCCTGGCATCGTCGAGCGCGCCATCGCGGTTCGCCTCGAGGAAGGGCTCGAACCGACGCGGGCGAACCTTCGCGCCGCAATCGGCACCGATAGCGCCAGCGCAGCCGAGCGCGGCAACAACCTCTATGAGACGCCGCTGGAAGCGACGCGCACCCTGTTGGCGCTAGAAAGCTTCTCGAACATCGTGAAGGAGCCGGCCTGCGGCAAGGGCGCGATGTCGAAGCTCATGGAGGACGCCGGCTATGAGGTAGAGATCGCCGACCTGGTCGACTACGGAACCACCACGCAGTTCGGCGAGGTCCAGCGCGTCAGCGATTTTCTGACGGCTGAGCCGTGGCTCGTCGGCGCCGACATCGCCACCAATCCGCCCTATGGCCAGGCGCTCAACGCCTTTGTCGCGCATGCGCTACGCGTGCACAGGCCACGCAAGATGGCGCTGCTGCTCAACCTCAATTTCCTCTGCGGCTTCGACGATCCGGACCGCAACTACGCCATGGACGAGTGCAAGCCGGCGAGAGTCCACGTCTTCACCCGTCGCCTGCCGATGATGCATCGCGACGGCTGGGACGGCAACGAAGCGACCAGCCGCATGAACACCGCCTGGTTCATATGGGAGCAGAATGAAGCCGGCCTCTATGCCGGTCCGACCGTTCTCAACCGCATCGACTGGAAGGATTTCCAGTGATGGGCGCGATCAGCCGCAAGTTCCACCGCGATCTGATCGGCGAGGCGAAGGAGATCGTCGAGGCGGCCGGCGGCACGTGCCGGCTCGAGCGCGGGCGCGGTCCGCACGGCAAGCTCGTCATCTCACTTTCCGGCAAGACCCGCACCACGGCGGTTTCCTGCTCGCCTCGGTGCTCTGACAATTCGATCTACATGAAGCTCGCCGATGTGCGGCGGATCCTGCGGGAGATGATGCGTTGAACCCGTATCTGATCGAAGGGCCGGCTCTGATCTCGTTCTCCGGCGGGCGGACTTCGGCATTCATGCTGCACCAGATCGTCCATGCGCACGGCGGCAAGCTTCCAGATAATGTCGTCGTGGCCTTTGCCAACACCGGCAAGGAACGCGAGGAAACGCTTCGCTTCGTGCACGAGTGCGGCTCGCGCTGGGGCGTCGAAATATACTGGATCGAATGGCGCAACAGCGGCATCGGCTATGAGCGCGTAGGCCTCAACTCTGCGAGCCGCGACGGCGAACCTTTCCATGAGTTGATCAGCAAAAAGCAGCGCCTTCCCAACGGCGCGGAGCGCTGGTGCACGGAATATCTCAAGGTCCGCCCGATATTCGCACTCATGCGTCACCTGCTCGGGCTGGAGCCCGGCTCTTACGAGGAAATCGTGGGCCTTCGCTATGACGAAGGCATGCGGATATTTCGCGGCCTCGATCGCGCTGCGAAAGACGGCCGCCGCATGTCCTACCCGCTTTCCAGGGCCAAGATCAGGAAATCCGATGTGTCTGCCTTTTGGGAGCACCAACCATTTTTCCTCGACCTGGAGCCTTGGGAGGGAAATTGCGATCTCTGCTTTCAGAAGGGAAAGGGTATTCGGAAACGCATCATTCGCGACCATCCAGGCGTACAGACCTGGTGGTTGGACGAAGAGAATCGGATCGGCGCCCAGTTCGACAAGCGGGATAGCGTTGCCGACCTCGTCGAGCAGGTTCGCCTCACGCCCATGCTCTGGGAGGCTCTTGCCGACAGCCTAGACGACAGCATGGAACACGACGTCGAGTGCGGCCTTCATTGCAGCGGGGAGGCGGCATGAGCGGCTACGACCTCGGCCGCTGGTCTGGCGGCCTCGCCGAATGGACTGAGGGCGACACCGCCTATATCTCGGTCGTGTTCACATGGCGGCTGGGTGAGGCCTATTCCCGCGCCTGCTGGTATCGCGCCGAGGGCATGAAGGTCCGCGTCGGTGGTCCGGGCGTGTTCACGCGCAAGAAGTTCCTCGCTGATGTCGCTGAGATCGGCGGCGATATCCCGGATGCTGTCGCCCGACACAATCCCGTGGCGACGATCGCGAGCCGAGGATGCCCGGTCGGCTGCTGGTTCTGCATCGTCCCGAAGATGGAAGGCAAGGCTTTCACGCTGCTGCCTGACTTCCCGGTGCGCCCGGTGCTCTGCGACAACAACCTCTCGGCTTTGCCGGCAGACTTCCAGGATCACATCATTGCGCGCTACCAGGCCGCCGGGGTGCCGCTGCTGGACGCCAACAGCGGTTTTGAGCCGCGAACCTTTGACGACGATGTTTACGCCCGCTGGCAAGCCATCAATCGCGGCCCGTGGCGCTTCGCCTATGATGACGCGGCCGAGCGCCCTTACGTCGAGCGCGTCATGCACATGCTGGCCGATGTCTCGCCTCGCCGGAAGCGTGTCTATGTTCTGATCGGCAATGAGCCGTTCGCAGCCTGCATGGATCGGATCCGCGAGGTGATCGCTTGGGGCGGCGAGCCGCACGTGCAGCCTTTCATGAAGCTCAACTCGCTGGAGCGCCGGCCTCATCCGCGATTCGACTGGAACGAGCAGCTGCTGCGCGACGTCGCCCGCTGGGCGAACTCGCCCGCCATCTGGCGGAAAACGCCGTTCTCCGATTATCGCCGATCGGCAAAGACGCGTGAGCGCTACGACGAGCAGACAGGGATGTTCGCATGAATTGCTTTCAAGGATACACGGTTCGCGTCCGGGCCGGCTTCCAAGCCATGCTCCGCTTTGCCGAGGACGGCCAGGCCGAGCCAGTGCTGGCCGATGGCGGCAAGCCGATGGTCTTCCTGACTGAACTTGAGGCTCAGAAAACCGTTACCCTCCATCTGCTTCGGTGGATGAATGGCCATATGAGGCGCGAGGGTGACGTCGCTGGCCGCGCCAAGGAAGAGGCGAACCGCATCTTCCGCAAGGGCCGGATGATCCCGGTGGAGCGCATAGTGACATGACCGGAGAGCGATTGAAGGGTTTCCGCGAGGGCTGGGCGGCCAAGACGCCAGGCAAGGCGCACTACTTCATGCGCGCCGGTGCCGGAATTGCGCATTCGCTCTGCGGCGCCCAAGACGCGCCGGCCGGCTATCTGTTCGAAGAAGGATCGTCAACGCGATGCAAGCGGTGCGAGAAACTTGCGGCCGAGCTCAATGCCGCGCCATCAGCTCAGCGATCTTCGTCAACCCCTTCGGCGTGATGCGGACCTGCTCCGTGACCTTTTCCGTCCCGTCGCCGCGGAGAACCGTCGTCACCTTGTGCTCCAGCAATCCCGCCTGCGTCCTCGACTGATAGCCGAGATAATGGTCCGAGCCCGGCCGCTTGTAGATCCAGCCGTTCCGCTGCAACCGGGCGAACAGTTCCTTGGGCTGCATCTGGAGGGCTTTTGCAGCATCCGTTATACAGAGCGAGCCGTCGGCCACCGAAATGCGCTCCAGCGCGATTTGCGAGGGGCGTAGCTGGTCGACCTCTTTCTGGAGTTCCAGCGCCTTGTCAGCATAGGAGGCGAGCAATCCGCGAAGGGTTGCAGGGTCATTGAGATCGAGCGGCGGGGAAGCTTTTTTCAGCGCCGCCTCCATCCGGTCGAAAGCCTCCATATAGGCGAGCTTGAAATCGAGCGCCTTCTCTCCAGTGAATCCCATGCCAAGCAGAGTGAAGCCTTGGCGGTTCATATCGAAGTAGCGATGCTGCTGCGAACCTGTCTCCGGAAGGTGATAGACCCCCTGCGCAAAATGGCGCAGGGCTAGGCTCGGCTTCTGATCGAGCAGATTGTCGATCGCGCGGGTGACGTCGCGGTGGTTTTTTTCGAAGTAAGCCGCCACGTCGCGGCTCGTCGCATAAACCTCGCCGTTTCGTGCGAACACGACCGGCGTCGGGCCGTGGATATAGTTGGGTGCCAGCTGTGTCATGGTGCATGCACCTCGACAAAGTGGATATTGGCCGGAAGTTCGCACTTGAGCTTTGGCGCGACGGCAATTCCCATCTCGGCATCGTAGACGGTCATGTACCGATGGAGCTGCTTCAGCGCTCTATCGTCGAAGACGGTGAGCTTGACCTCTACCGGGCATTCGCGCCTTTTCCATTCAACGAAGCCATCTGGGATGTTCCTGCGAATAATTTCCACGGTCGTCTGATGCGCGCCAGGCAGGTAGCGCTCCAGGTTCTTGTAAAACTCGTCGCGGATGTCGGACTCCTGCACTCTGCCGTCCAGAAGGGTTTTGTGGATGAGCATGACCACGCCGTCTCGCAAATATGACAGAAGGCCGGTTTTCTCGATTTCCCCCAATAATTCCCTAGCCTTTGCCGGATCGCGCATGGCTACGCGCGCCGCTTCATCCAAGAGCAGTGCCTCCCGGCAAACTCGAGCCGTGTGAGCCGCCAGTTGGAGATCGCTTAGTTGCGTCTGTTCCATGTCATGGCTCCAGTCGGTTGAATGGAAAAAGGCCCGCAGCGGAATCGGCACCGCTGCGGGCCAGGCAAGGCCGGCCTAGGGAGTGGGAGCCGGCCCGGGGGTTCATGCGGGCACCGCATCGATGTTGCAGCGCTCGACTGTGAAAGAGACGGCGATCACCCAGGGATTGGCGTTCCAGCCGAAGCCGCGCGACTCATTGAGGCTGTTCCAGAGCTTCCGATACCAGAATATCGGCGTTCCCATTTCGTTGAAGCCGACCTGACAGAGCGGGTGCCCGATGGTGCCTGGCACTGTCGACACGGGACAACCTTCAGCAATCGCATCGGTCTCGCTGATCGCCTGCAGCTGCTGGACGCGAACATCGGTCACTGTCAGCGTGAGGCGCGACGCCCAGCGCGGCATGTGCATGCCAGGCTTCGGCTTAGTCCAATCGCCATCGGACGGATTGCCGTCGGCCCAGCACCACACGGGAGCGGCTGGGATTACGTCACGCGGAGGGACGCCGGCCCACGAATGGCAGAAGCTGTATTCTTCACGGACATAGAGGCGATCGCCGACCGCATAGCGAGGGTTCAGCCAATAGTGATCGCCGGCGGCGTCGACCGGCCAGCGCCTGAGCTTGCTAGGCGGTTTCTTCTCTTCCTCGCTCCATGCCCAAAGACCTGACGGCACCCATTGATGAAGTGCGTTCAGCATCGTCGGCTGTTGGCAAAATGTCGCCCATGATGGCGGCTGCGGCTTCAGCACGCGCCGCGTCTGCGACTTCGTGCTGGCGAGCAGCGCGCGCACCATTGCGCTGGAAAATAAAATAGGACGGTCTGTCATGACGCCCTCCGAGCAAGCTCGGCGCGGCCCGCGTCAGTGATGCGCCACTCGAACCCGTAATAGCCGTCCGGGCCGCCGACGCACTCAATCAGCCCGCGCTTTTCGAGTGAGCGAAGCCGCCGAAGGACCAAGCCCGTCGACGGCGGATGCCCGATTGCGCCAGCCTTCACCGCCTTAGCGTGAGCGCGCTGGACCTGATCATTGATATAGGCGCCGCGCGGCGAGACGGCGGTAGCAACGGCGGCCAATACTTCGATGCCTGGAAGCTTCATCTCACTGCACCGTTTCCAGAGCCGCCGCTTGCGCGCGCCGTTCGCCGCCCAGCCATTGAACATGGCGCTCAAGCGTATGGATGTTGAAACTCGCCGGCACGCTGATGGAATCGCCCAGCTTCGAGGCGCCGCAGACGATGGCGCGGCCACCGTGAATCGCGCCGTAGCCGTTGAAGGTGAAGAACTGCTGGCGGCTGGTGGCGTCGAAAAGACCTTGCTCGTCGATCCACATCTCGACCTGGTCGGTGAGTTTGACGCGCCGCACCCAATCGCAGCCGATCTCGGCGCGGAAGAAATCGCGCGTCAGCGGCTTCGGAGTCTGATGCTCACGGATGCGTTTGGTGAAGGGGTCGATCATCAGGAAACGCATGTGAGCCTCCGCTGGGCGATGCGCTCGTCGATCGGCGGCAACTTCGTCGCGCCAAACAGATCCAACCACCAGGTGATCAATTCAGCGTGGTAGAGATCGTCGAGTTGCCGACGGCGAGGCCGCTGCACCTCGCGCTCGATCCACGCAAGCCGGTCTTTCAGTTCGTGCCGGTAGAGCATGGCGCGGAAGGCGTCGGCCAGAAGCATGTCGAGCGCATAGTCGCCCGTTGTTCCCTGAGGAGGGCAGTCTCCGTGCCACGAGCTCAACATCTCCAAGGAATCGATGATCGAAACGTGCACCGCGAGGCTTCTTTGGTGCCAAAATGGTTGCAATCTGGTCATGGTTGGTCTGTCTTTTGGAGGGATTAGCGGAGCGACGGGCGACCGCCGCTCCTATCGAAGGGATTTTGTTGCCTCTATCGGTGCATCGCGTCTCCTTCTTCCGTTGCCTGAAAATGGTGGAGAGAGGCGGTTTCGAACCGCGCTTCCGGGTAACCATCGGCGTCACCGCCAACGGACAAGGGGCGTTCCTTCCCCGTCCCGAGCACCATGCCAGTCTCCCCAAGGATGCGCTTTGCGTCCTCGAACCCGTCGCGATAGCCGCGCATGTAGGCGTCCTTCTTCGGGCTCATTGCTCGTCTTCTCCGGTTTCCTCAGCCGCTGTCGCCTCGTCCCGCGCCTCCCGGCACGAAGGACAGCGGCAGCTCTCGTTTCCATCGAAAGGAAAGGGCGAAAGGCAGTCGTCGCAGTAGGGCATCAGGAGAAGCGGCTCCCGTCCGCGTGCGTGATCCGGAACGTGTCGGCCAAGCGCTCCAGTTCAATGATCCGCTCGTCGGAGAGATCATCGATGTACGTGTCGGCCAGACGGGCAACGAGCCGGTGGAGGCGCGAGCCGGGTCTGAGGTGGATCTCGTCGCGCAAGTAATCTTCGGCGACAGGCTTGAGGTCGGCGCTCATCAGAGCTGCGCCTTGGCGCGCGCCATGTCGAGCGACGGGCAAACGATCGGATCGGAGAGAACGCCGTAGACGTAGAACTCCACGCCCCACGCCTCGGCGACTTCCCAGATGGCGATGTTGCCGTGCTTCTCGATCAGTCGCATTTTCGTGCTCCCTTGTAACCACTTCAATATACGATGTAACCAAAATGGTTACAAGCGGGTCAAGCAGAAATATCCTCGTCGGGGATATTGCCGCGATCGTCGACGGCAAGAGCGACCGCAACATCGCGCACCCAGATAGGTTGACTGCTGAGCATGAAGGTCTCGCCCGTCATCGCCAGGAGAAGGGTCGTCGCCATGACGCTGGCGATTGCCGCTGCGGCATGAGGCGGCACGGCGTTGCCGATCCGCTCGCGCCAGGCGGAATCGGACTGGCCGTCGAGTTTGAAGCCGTCCAGCTCGTCCGGATCGACGAGGCTCTGGAGCGCCGCTAGTTCCAACGTCGTGAACGGCCGGTGCCATGTGTTGTCGAGGGCACGGATGACTGCAACTAGACGATCTTCCGGCTTTGGCAGTTCGAACAGAGGCTCGGCATCGGTGTCGCGCGGATCGGCAACGGACCAATGGCCGCGATCATATTTCGCGAAGCCTGGAACGGCGTAGCCTGTCTCGTCCCAAGGCACGACGCCATAGTGACCGCCGGTCTTGTAGTGGTCCCGGTTCGCATTGAGCCCGACCGGCCGAGGATCCGCGACCGAGAATGCGCCATTCGTCGGAAAGCTCTCGCCCTGCACCACGCCGGTCGGCTCATCCCATTTCCGCACGCCGTAAGTGGATGAACGGTCCGCCTCGACGCGCGGGTCGGCCACCGCTCCGCCGCCCGACAGGATCCTGGCACCAGAGACGACGTTGGCGGGCTCATCCCAGCCCTTCACCGCAAGCTTGGTGCCATGGGCGTTTTCGCCCCAATTCATTGCCGGGTCTGCTACGGCATAGGCGCCGTTGCCGGTAGTCGACGCGCCAATGACAGCGCCTGCAGCTTCGTCGAGGCCAGTGACGCGGTATTTCGTCTGCTTGTAGTCGTCGCGCTGCGAGGGACGCGGATCGGCGACGGCCAAGCCGCCAGCTGGGCCACCAGGACCGGCGACGGCCGGCGCATTCGCCGCCCATGGCACGATGCGGAACGTATTGTTGAAGCGCGGCTTGCCTTCCATGCGCGGGTCGGAGACGGCGTAGGGACCCGAGCCGACCGAAACGTCGCCCTTCACCACGGCCGCCGGCTGGTCCCATCGGCGCACGCCGAGCTGCACCGATCTCTCATGACCATCAACTCGCGGGTCGGCGACGCTCTGCGCGCTCGATCCCGGGCTGCGCTGCGTCGTGATTGTGCCGGCCTCATGCCCCCAATCGACGACGCGAAGGCCCTTGAAATCTTCCGATGCCTTGGGCACTCGTGGATCGGCGACTGAAAAGGAGCCATTGGTCGGGGTCGATCGACCGGCGACAACGCCGCTGGTATCGGTCCAGCGATGCACGCCGAGCACGCCGGCTTGCCACTCGACGTCGGGGAGAATCCCGAAATCCCGTAGCATCCCATTCTCGACCGTCAGCTTGTTGAGCGAACGCCAGTCCGAGCCGGCCTCGACGAAGGCGAGGCGAACCCATGTTTTCCATTGCAGCGCCGGCATACGGTGCATCGGGCCGGCGTTCATGTCGCCCGGGCGCGGCAGTTTTTCGAGGATCTCGCCGACGCCGCGAAGGCGCCGCTTCTCTGGCTCGTAGAGGAAGGGCGGCACCTTCGCCTCGTGGCGCGCCACCAGCAGGAAACGCTTGCGGCTCTGGCCGAGCCCGCCCAGCTCGCCGCAATCGTGGGTCGTCTCGCGCACCGCGTAGCCATAGGAGCGGAGCAGCGCGACGATCTGGTCGAGCAGCTTGCGGCCGCGCTTGGCGATCCGAGGCACGTTCTCGAAGACGATCAGCTCGGGCGGATCATCCTTCCATGCCTCCAGCATCAGCCAGACGCCTCGGAGCGTCAGACCATTCAGGGCCTGATACTTGTCGGTCGCGCTCGAAGCTTCTGGCAGAAGGCCCGAAAACCCCTTGCATGGTGCCGAGAGAAACACCGCGTGCGGGCGCTCGCCATGTGCGGCGCGGCGGATATCATCCGGGGTCGCTTCGCGCCAGTCAGCGGCAGGCTCGCGCCCATGGAACGCCACGAACTGCTCGCGTGAGAACATATCAAGAACTGTGCCTTGAACGTCTGCCGCTCGACTGAAATCGCGGATGGCGGCCGGGTCGTTGTCGACACCGCCGATGCAGCGCCATCTTGCCTGGAGGCTGCCGACCCGCGCGTGGCCTTTGTTGAAACCCTTCGCTCCGCCGCCGAGGCCGCAGAAAAGATGGAAATGCCGATATTCGACGACGGATGAGAGCTGGTTCACTCCGCCGCCTCCAGTTCGGTCTCGTCTTCCTCGGCATCCGTAAGCTTCGCAATTTCCTCCAGCGCGCCAAAATCGTCGATTTCCTGGAAATCGACCTTCACTTGCTCGCCGTTCTCGTGGATGACGGTGAACACGTTCGCGGTCGATTCCGGCTTGCGCAGGGTGGCCCAAGCCCAACGGGCCGCTGCTTCGGGATCACCTTCGCCTTCGAAGTCGATCTCCCAGATGACGCGATAGCGCCTCGTTTTGCCCTGTGGATTGGTCAAATCCATAAAAATCTCTCCTCTTGACACAAAGGGGGAGGGTCGGCGATTAATCGTGCAGCCTGATCTTGCTGTGCAAATCAGCGCCTACCCCCTGAAACAGACCGCCGATCTGCCCTTGTCGTTTCTCTAACGGCTGATCTTCGTCGGTCACCTTGTAACCATATTGGTTACATTGGTGCCAAAAGCAAGAGGGGTCGGCGGGAAAATCACAAGAGCGGGCGATTGGAGCAAACTTCTGATGCGGCCGTTCCCGCCCGAAAGCGTTCTCGACGCCGGCGACATCTTCATCGCCGCGCCCGAGATCATCGCTTGGGCGCGGGAGACCTTCGTTGATGACGGCGCTTCGCTTCAAAACGAGGACCATCGCCATCTGCAGCACGCCTCGCTCGGCGCATTGTGGACCAACGTCACCAACGCAAGGCAGGGCCGCTCCGTTGTCGGCCAGTGCGAGCACGGCCTTCCGCCGCTCTCTTCATGGCAGCGCGCCAGATTCGAGCAGCAACTCGTCGGCTGGTTCGGCGAGGTACCGGACTTCGTGCTCACGTTCGACGCGCGCTACGCCGCCGACTGTTCCGACGACGAGTTCTGCGCGCTTGTCGAGCACGAGCTCTATCACGCCGGGCAGGAGCGCGATCAATTCGGCGCGCCCAAGTTCCGCAAGAGCGGCAAGCCGGCCTTCGGCATCAGGGCACACGACATCGAAGAGTTTCTCGGCGTTGTCCGTCGCTACGGGGCAGACGCGGCTCATGTCCAGGCCATGGTCGAGGCCGCAAAAAAAGGACCAGAGATCGCCCGGGTACGGATAGCGCAGGCCTGCGGCACCTGTTTGTTGAGGGGCGTGGCATGATCAAGTTCGAGCCAGTTCCCGGCACAAGGCCGAAGCGAGAACGCGCCATCAAGCCGAAGCCAAAAAAAAAGGCGGTAAGGGGTAAGGCCAGCAAGGCCAAGGCTGCCCGCAAATCCCCGACCGGTCTTTGACGGGATCCGACGATGGTCGCCAAGCTCTCCAACGAGGTCAAAACCTTCATCGTCCAAGCGCTTGCCTGCTTCGACACGCCTTCCGTCGTCGCCACGGCGGTCAAGAAAGAGTTCGGGCTCGACATCTCCCGGCAACTCGCCGAGAGCCATGACCCGACCAAGCGTACCGGGCGCGACCTCGCCAAGCGCTGGAAAGCGTTGTTCGAGGAGACCCGCAAGGCGTTCCTCGAAGACACGGCGGCCATTGGCATCAGCCATCGTTCGGTCAGGCTGCGCGCTCTCCAGCGCATGGCGGCCAAGGCCGAAGACATGGGCAACATGCAGTTGGCGACGCAGATCCTGCGCCAGGCCGGCGAGGAGATGGGCGGCGCCCTCACCAATCGCCGCGAGCTGACCGGAAAGGACGGGAAGGATTTGCCGGCCGCACCCGCGCCGGTCAACATCTTCCAGCTTCCAGACAATGGCAGAGGGTAACGCCGGCCCGAGGATCATCCGTCCGCAGCCGGGCCCTCAAACAGCCTTCCTCAGTAGCGCGGCAGATATAGCCATCTACGGCGGCGCCGCTGGCGGCGGTAAAAGCTGGGCGCTCCTGATGGAGCCGCTCCGGCACGTCCACAATCCGGACTTCGGCGCGGTTTTCTTCCGGCGCACCACGGTCCAGGTGCGCAACGAGGGCGGCCTCTGGGACGAGAGCGAGAAGCTCTACCCGCTGCTGCAGGCCAGGTCGCGCGCCGCCCCGGATCTCGACTGGACGTTCCCCGGCGGGGCAACGGTTTCCTTCGGCCACCTCGAGCACGAAAAGACCGTCCAGAACTGGCAAGGCAGCCAGATCCCGCTGATCTGCTTCGACGAGCTGACGCATTTCTCGGCCAAGCAGTTCTGGTACATGCTCAGCCGCAACCGCTCCATGTGTGGCGTGCGGCCCTATGTGCGGGCGACCTGCAACCCGGACGCCGATTCCTGGGTCGCCGAGTTCATCGCCTGGTGGATCGATGAGGAATCGGGCCTCGCCATCCCCGAGCGCGCCGGCGTCATTCGCTGGATGGTTCGCATCGGCGACGCCATCATCTGGGCGGACAACCCGCAGGACCTCGCCGAGTATCGCGCGCCGAACGAGCGCGGCGAGATGGTGCCGATACTGCCGAAGTCGGTCACCTTCATCCCGGCGAAGCTGACTGACAATCCCGCCCTGATGGCGGCGGACCCGAGCTACATCGCCAACCTGATGGCGCTGCCGACAGTCGAGCGCGAACGCCTTCTCGGCGGCAACTGGAAGATCAGGCCCGCAGCCGGCCTCCTGTTTCAGCGCGGCTGGTGCAAGGTCGTCGATGTGGCGCCGTCGATCCTCAAGGCGGTACGCGGCTGGGATTTGGCCTCGACGCCGAAGACCGAAGAAAACGATCCCGACTGGACGACAGGGACGAAGATCGGAAAGCTCGCCGACGGCGCATTCATCGTGCTCGACCATCGACGCGATCGCCAGGGCCCGAACGGCGTCGAGACGCTGCTCAAGAACACCGCCGACGAAGACGGCAAGACGGTGGAGATTTCGCTGCCGAAGGACCCGGGCGCCGCCGGCAAGAGCTACGCCGTCACGCTCACCAAGAAACTGCTCGGCTTCAACGTGCGCTCGACGCCTGAAACCGGCGACAAGGTCACGCGCTTCAACGCGTTCTCCGCCCAGGCCGAGGCCGGCAATGTGCTGGTGCTTCGCGGGCCATGGAACACGACCTGGTTCAACGAGCTCGAAGGGTTTCCGGAGGGCGCGCACGACGACGACGCGGACTCCACAAGCCGGGCCTTCAACGCGCTGACGGCGCGCTTTGAGACCAACGACGAATTTGCAGCACCAATAAGGGTGGGAGGCGATGGCTAAACGACCGCGCAGCGCTATGCCCGCCGCGGCACCGGTGGCCCCGACTGTCACCGCAGGCGTTCCAGGCTTTGCCCATTTCGGCGGCTTCATCGCCTCGCAGGAAAGGCGAAACGAGGTCGTCGGCCCGCAGAAGTGGGTCACGTTCTCCGACATCGCGACGAACTTCTCCATCGTCGCCTCCGGCATCCGGCATTTCCTCGGGCTGATCGCCCGCACCGAATGGACGGTCGAGCCCGCGGGGAGCGAAGACGATCCGGAGGAATTCAAATCGGCGGCCAAGGAAGCGGCCGATTTCGTCGAGAGCTGTCTGCATGACATGGTGACGCCATGGTCGCGCGTCACGCGTCGCGCCTCCATGTACCGCTTCCGCGGCTTCGACATCCAGGAGTGGACGGCCAAGCGCCGCATGGATGGCAAGATCGGCATGCTCAACGTCGCGCCGCGTCCCTGCCACACCATCGACCGCTGGGAACTCACCGACATGGGTGAGGTGCTCGGCATGTGGCAGGCGAACCCGAACACCGGGCAATACCTATTTCTTCCCCGCTCCAAGGTGCTCTACGTCGTCGACGACGCTCTGACCGACAGCCCCGATGGGCTGGGCCTTCTGCGCCACCTGGTCGAGCCGGCCGAGCGGTTGAAGGAATACCTTCGCCTCGAGGGCATCGGCTACCAGCGCGATCTGAGGGGCATCCCCGTGGGTCGCGCTCCGATCAGCGCGCTCAACGCCGCGGTCAAGGAAGGCAAGCTCACAAAAGAGCAGTCGCAGCTCCTGCTTGACGCGATGACCGACCTGGTCAAGATGCAGGCCAAGACGCACGACACCGGCGTCATCCTGGATTCCAAGACCTACGAAAGCCAGACCGACACCGGCGTCCAGGTCTCCCCGGTACCGCAATGGGCGATCGATCTGGTCACCGGCAATGCCACCGGCATCGATTCGCTCGGCAACGCCATCAACCGCGTCAATCGCGAGATGGCGCGCATCCTCGGCGTCGAGCAGCTGATGCTGGGCGAAGGCGTCGGCACCAGGTCGCTCTCGGAAGACAAGACCTCGAACTTCTTCCTCCAGGTCGAGGGCGCGCTGGCTGACATCGCCGAAAGTGGCGAGAAGGATTTCATCGGTCCGCTCTGGCAGTTGAACGGCCTCGATGACGAGTTGAAGCCGACGCTCAAATACGAGGCGGTCCAGTTCAAGGACGTGGCGAAGATCACGGCCGCTCTGAGGGACATGGCAACGGCCGGCGCTGTGCTGCAGCCGAACGATCCGGCCATCAACGATGTGCGCGATCTGCTCGGCGTGGCGCGCGAGCCGGAAATCGATCCGGAACTGCTCGACGCCATGAACCGCATAAAGGCGGGTCTGCCGGCCGACGATAGCGTGCCGCAGGATCCGGAGGAGCCGATGCCGAATGATCCGGCAGCCGGCGCCAAGCAGCGCCAGAAGGTGCCAGGCAGGCGCAAGGTGATGAAGCGCAACGTGATCGCGATATGAGAGTTTCGGCCGACCCCACCAGCCCGTTCTATCACCAAGGCGTGCTCTACAACGTCATCCTCGACGGCGTGGAACAGAAGATGGTGATCGAGGCGGACGACGAGGAAGGCTGGATCATCCGCACCGTGCTTGATGCCGAGGGCAACGTTGCGATCACAGAGGACGGCGAGAACATCAAGCACGAGCTCGTCGAAGGCACCGTCAAGTTGGAGCCGATGTAATGCCGACCGTCACAATCGGTGGAAACACCTACACGACGTATTCCACCGTCACCGATGCCGACATCTATCTCGGCGGATCGACGACGGCAGACGCATGGCGCGCGGCGGACGCTGACACCAAGGCACGCGGGCTCGTCTCGGCGACGCGCTGGATCGATGAGCAGTCATGGGTCGACGCCTATTCGACCTTCGACCTTCGCCTCGCAAACCCGGCCTTCATCAACGCCTGCATCGAGCTGGCGGCCCTGCTTGTCGACGACGCCGATTTCCGCACCACGTTTGGACAGGTCCAACAGAAGCGGATCAAGGCCGGCAGCGTAGAAATCGAAAACTTCAGGGGCACGACGGTCCAGACCGACACGGCGTTCCCGTCCAACGTCATGCTGCTGATCGGGCAGTATCTTGCCGGTTCGGAACCGGCGTTCGGCGGCGCCATCACCTTCGGCACATGCCGGGAAACCACGCTCGACGAAGGCTACGGCTTCAACCGCGGCATCTTTTGAGGAACAGGATCGATGGGTAAGCCCTACGGGAAGATGATCTTGCCGGCCTCTTCGCAGGTCGCTGTAACGCCGGATGACAGCAACGATCTGCCGGGCGGCGTCTGCAATGCGCTCGAGGTGATCGCCACAGGCGACGTGGCCTGCATCGCCGCAGCGGATACGGCGGCCATCACGCGCACCGCAGTCCCCGCTGGCACCGTGATCCTGGTGCGCGCAAGGCGGGTGAAGGCGACCGGCACCACCGCGACGGTCGTCGCGCTCTACTGAGGATTTGCACAGCCGCTCTTGACAGGGCGCGGGTGATGTAACCAGAATGGCACCAAATCAGGTGGCAACCTGCAAATAGAGCTTTTCCTGCGCGGGAACTGGCTTTGGCAAGACAGAGGAATGGAACGCTTAATCCGCGCTAGGCAATCCCTCCACCTCGGGGTCGTAGATGGGGTAACCGCAATACCCTTGCAGGCCGAGGAAGCGGTGACAGCCGGGAGAGACCGGCGCGAGATCCATGAGGGGCCTTTGCCGCAAGGTGGTAAGGGCATGTGGGCATCGGGATCAGAGCGTTGGTGCTCCCTGATGCACAAGGCGGCCAGACTACTCGGCCAACGGGAATAAACATCGCACCAACTACCGGCCCCAATACGCGGTCCTGGGCATGACATAAAAAGGCCCATCGAACACCGAGCGCCGGTACACTCCCCGGCCGCGACCACGACCGTTTCCGGTACATCGGCGTGCATGGCGAAACGAGAAACCGGCGGGCACGGCTCGCCAACAGGCGGCTCCAAGCCCGACAGTTTCACAGGCACGTGCCAGGGTGCGCCAGAAGGCAGAGGATCGATCGGCGTTGTTAACCGGGTCAATGGTCCTCTGCCTTTCGCTTTTCACGCGTCAAAATCAAATCGGCAGTGGCGGCACCAGTCCGCCGGGCCGGTTCTCCTCGTCCCACATCTCGGCGAGCATCGCCACGCCACGCCAATAGTCCTCGCCGCGCTCGATCCGCTTCGAAGCGGTGAGCAGTGCGGGATTGTCTGTTTCCTTCCATGTCGCCGGATCGTTGAGATCCTGCGCCGGGTCACGGGGGTCGTAAGCGAGTTTAGAGATGGGTTCCTCCTGTTCGATCGAAGGTTGCCGCAAGCCGGCAAGAGCCAGGGGATGGTGCACGAAGCACTGGCACCGTTGGCGGACGCAACCGGTGAAATCGCTCGCTGCAGAGTTCGGCGTCAATGCATCGACGATCCGAAGCATCTTGCAGCGGAGGGCGTGGAATTGGCTGAGTTGATGGCGCGCGCCTCATCGCTGACACGCTATGCGCTCGACGCAAGCTTCGCCAAGCGTAAATCCGACGATCATCTGCGCGTCGAACAACTCGTCGCGAAAATGGAACGCTCCGTCAGGCAGGCGTTCCTCACCTTTGTCCAGAATGTCCGCTCACAAGTCGTGATGCGTGAGGTGGCCGAGCTGCTCGGCCGCTCCGATGTCGAGAGCGCGCTCAAGATCGTCGATCGCTACGTGGTGCGCATGGCGCCGGTGGTGTCGAGCGTCTTCATCGCCTCGGCCAATGACGAGACGAAAGCTCTGGCCGAGCAGGTCAACCGGATCTCGCCGGCAGTGGGCATCTCGTTCGATCCGACCTATCAGCGCGCCGCCGACCTGATGGCGGATGCGCAGTTGAACTTCATCCAGGATTTCACGGCGACCCAGCGGGAAGCAGTGCGGACGGCGCTGACGCAGGCGCTGATCGATGGCGAAGGCCCGATCGGTACCGCCGCCGCGTTCCGCAATGCCATCGGGCTCACGGCCAGACAGCTCGCGGCGATCCAGAACTACCGCAACCTGCTCGCCCAGGGGTCGAGCGAGGCGCTGGACCGCGACATCCGCGACCGCCGCTTCGACAGGACGGTGCAGCGCGCCGTGAACACCGGCGAGCCGCTGAGTACGAAGCAGGTCGACGCCATGGTCGACCGGTACCGGGATCGGTACCTGATGTCTCGCGCCGAGACGATCGCCCGCACCGAGACCGGAAATGTCGTCAGCCAGGCTCGCGACGAGGCGTTCAAGCAGGTCGCGGCCGAAGCCAACATCACCAGCGACATGGTCGAGCGCACCTGGCGCGCCACCCGCGACAGCCGCACCCGCGATAGCCACGCCGCCATGAACGGCCAGAAGGTCGAGGGCACCGAGGAAGCGTTTATCTCCGGCGCCGGCAACCGGCTGATGCGGCCGCACGATCCGGCCGCTCCGGCTTCGGAAGTGATCAACTGCCGCTGTGTGCAGACACTGAAAATAAAGAGGCGTACCCCGTGATCTCAGACCCCAACGACGCCGACGCGCAGCGCATCGCCGCGCAGTTCCAGATCGGCGACGAGGTCGTCTACGTGCCGGAAGGCGTGATCACGACAGTCGCCGGCTATGTCTGGCAGGAGAAGGTCGGCACACCACCGACCATCGCGCTCTACGGGCTCGCCTGCGGCATCAGCGTTCCGAAGGATCTTCTTGCGGTGTATGTCGGATGACCCAGATCGTGAAATGGGCGGTCTTCGCGCCGCCGGCACTGCAAGCGCTGCTCTCCCGCGAGCCGGAAGCGATGGCGCAGGTCCAGGCCTTCGCCGAGGACCGCGGCGAGCCTGATTTCGACATCGCCGGACCGCCCGATCGCGAGGAAGCGCTCCGCCACAAGAAGAGCTGGGGCACACTGGAAGGCGTGCCGCTGCCATGCGTCCGAATCCGCATGCGCAAGACCAAGCACCACCTCACTGGCGATCGACTGATCGAGATCGCCTGCACCGACGCCCACTTGGTCGAGGTGACGCGCTGGAACTTGCTGGCCTCGGCGCCAAAGCAGCCGGCCTTGGTGAACTGATGAGCCAGCCCGGTTCCGGCGACGTGCACGTGCCTTCGACGCAATGGCCGAAGGGCAAGAAGCCGAAGAAGGATGCGATGGCAAAGGACGCGCCGCGCTCGCTGAAGCCGCTCGACGAGGACACGGCGCACACCCCCTTCCCGTATGACGCCACGGCGCTGGGCAACCTTCGCTCCGACCAGAAGCCGCGCTTCTTCGGCGTGCTCACCAATCCGGAGCTTTTGCCGGACAAGACGCTTCCGGTCGACAGCCTGGTCGCCATGCAGAACCGCGTCGATCCGAAGAAGGTCGAGGCGCTGCGCGGCGTGAAGCATGGCAAGCCGCCGGTCGTGGTGCACATGAACGGCCGCAACTACATCGCCGACGGTCATCATCGTGCCAGCGCTGCCTGGCTCGACGGCGAGGACAACATTCCGGTCAAGTACAAGGATCTCGAACCCGTGAGCAACGCCATGAAGATGGCCGATCCTTCGATCCGCATCTGCAAGGTCGACGAGAGCCTGGGCATGGTCTTCGGCTGGGCCATCGTCTGCAAGATCAATGGCGAGGACTATTACGACCTCAATATCGACAAGGGCGGCGAGCGCGTTCCGGAGCATATCCCGGAAGACGCCATGCTCAAGGCCACCATCGATTTCATGAGCGGCGCCCGCGCCGGCAACGAGATGCACGCCGGGCCCGACAAGGGAACCTTCGTCTGCGCCTGGCCGATGACGACTGAGATCGCCAAGACCATGGGCATCACCACCGACCGCACCGGCCTGATGGTGGCATATCGTCCGCCGGCCGATGTGCTCGCGAAGTTCAAGAGCGGTGAATACACCGGATTCAGCATCGAAGGGGCTCGCCTCTCGTCGATGGAGCAGGAGGTCTGATGGCCAAGACACGCATCCTCACGGGTCTCCGGCTGGACAAGATCGCCGCGGTCGATCGCCCCTGCCAGGAGCATGCGACGGTTGCGATCATCAAGCGCGCCGGCGGCGCGAAGATCGACGCCGATCGCATCGCCAAGGACCTCTATGGCGTTATGTCAAGTTCCGGCAATCCGCCCGGCCCGCGCTCCTTTGCCGATCTGTTCGCCGCAACGGAAGAGTGTCGGCGCCAGTCGGAAGTCAGCCAGGAGCTTTGGCCGTATTTCGATGCGCTCACCGATTCCATCCGTTCGATCGTCGCCGACACCGCCATGGACGAGGCCGGCAAGGTCGCGGCCATCGCCACATCGATCGACCAGTTCAAATCGGCGGTGACGGCGGCCATTCCCGACGCCGAAGCCGAGATGGAGAAAGTTTTCACCGACCTCGCCAAAAGCGCGGTCACCTATGCCGGGCAGTCCGGCGATCACGTCAGGAACAAGGAGAATCCGATGTCTGACGATGCCAAGAAGGTCGCCGACCTGGAAAAGTCGGTTGCCGATCTCACCAAGCGCGCGGAGAAGGCGGAAGCCGACCTCGCCAAGGCCAATGCGGACCTCGCAACGGCCAACACCAAGGTCACCGACCTCACCAAGGCGGCCGACCTCGCCAAGAACGACGAAGTGCTCAAGGTCGGCGAGACCGAAGTGCGCAAGTCCGCCGTCGGCGAAGCCTCGTTTGCCATCTTCAAGGCGCAGGCTGCCGAGATGCAGAAGGCCCGTGACGACGCCGAGAACGCGCGCATGGAAAAGCGCGCCGATGACGAGTTTTCCCACGTTCCCGGCACCACGGCAGAGCGCGCCGGCATGCTCAAGGCGATCAGCAAGGTCGCTGACGAGAATGTCCGCAAGGCCTTCGATGCGGTGTTCAAGCAGGCTGAGAAGCTGGCAACCGCCGCCTTCACGACCGTCGGCATCAACAAGCACGAAGTCGCGGGCAGCCCCGAGGCCGAGCTCGAGAAGATGGCCGACGACCTCGCCAAGAAAGAGAACATCTCGAAGGCGAAGGCCTACAGCCAGGTGCTCGAGACCGACAAGGGCCGCGAGCTCTATGCCAAGCGGGCACAGCCGCAGGCGCAGTAAGCCACGCTTCCCAAGCATCCTCACCAACAGGCCGCCTCCGGGCGGCCTTTTCATTGGCGCCGCGCCAGCGGCAAGCAACCCTCCAGGAGGCCTAGATGGCTACCGAAAGCACCCTCAATACCCGGACGTATCCGGCAGGCGCCGACCTGTCGGGTTCGCAGTTCCGGTTCGTCAAGCTCAACACCAGCGGCCAGGTCATCGCCTGCTCCGCCGCCGGCGAGCGCGCCATCGGCGTGCTGCAGAACACGCCGGATGCGGCCGGCAAGGCCGCTACCGTCGCCGTCGCCGGCCAGACCAAGGTTCGCTTCTCCGCCTCGGTCAACCCGGGCGTGGCGATCGCGACCAATGCCAGCGGCGATGTGCAGACCGGCGCCACCGGCAACTTCGTCCTCGGCACCGTGGTCGAGAACCCCGCCGGCGCCAACCTGATCGGCTCGATCGAGTTCCAGCCGCAGGCCGCTGTTCCGTAAGACCAGCGCTTTCCACCCTCCCATCAACCGCGTCGCGACGACGCCGTTTTCCTACAAATGGAGACTTAAATGCCCAATCCTACGGCAAGCGCGGTCCACGTAAATCGGCCGCTCACCAACATCTCGATCGCCTACATGCAGGACGCAGCCGGCTTCGTCGCCGACAAGGTGTTCCCGAACATCCCCGTCATGAAACAGGCCGATCGGTATTTCCGCTATGACCGCTCGGACTTCTGGAGGAACCAGTACCAGAAGCGCGCGCCCGGCACGGAATCGGCTGGCAGCGGCTGGAAGATCGACTCCACGCCGACGTACTTCGCCAATGTCTGGGGCCTGCATAAGGACGTCGACGACCAGATCCGCGCCAATGCGGACTCGCCGCTCAACATGGACCGCGACGCCACGCTGTGGCTCTCGCAGCAGGGCCTGATCAGCCGCGAGGTGACCTGGGCTGCGAGCTACTTCACCACCAGCGTCTGGACCGGAATCGACGGCACCAACGGCGACATCACCGGTGTTGCGTCCTCGCCTTCTACCAACCAGGTGCTGCAGTGGAACGACGCCGCGTCGAACCCGATCAGCGACGTCAAGGCGCAGTCCGACAACATCCACCTTCTCAACGGCCTTCGCCCCAACAAACTGGTGCTCGGCCGCCAGGTGTGGACGCAGCTGTCGGAACACCCGGACCTGATCGACCGCATCAAGTACACCTCGGGCAACAACAACCCGGCGATCGTTTCTCGCCAGGCTGCCGCCGCGCTCTTCGAGCTCGACGAGATCTCGATCATGGATGGCATCCAGGCCACCAGCGCCGAGAACCCGACCTTCGAAACGTCGATGACCACGGCGTTCATCGCCGGCAAGAAGGCGCTTCTCGTCTATGCCGCGCCGCAGCCTTCGATCCTGCAGCCGTCCGGCGGCTACACCTTCTCGTGGACCGGCTACCTGCCGGGGCAGGGCAACATGGGCCAGGTGATCTCGTCCTTCCGCATGCAGCACCTCAAGGCTGACCGCGTCGAAGGCGAAATGGCCTACGACCAGAAGCTCGTCGCGGCGACCTGCGGCGTCTTCTTCACCTCGATCATCGCCTAACCGGGCGCCGGTCACCCAATCCAAGCAGAGGACAACAAGCAATGGCAAAAGCGTCCATCTGGCTCAAACTATTCGACCGGGAACGAGACTTCGTCGCCAACAAGGTCATGATCCTTGGCGGCCAGGACCTCGTTCCCGGCGATCCCATCGACAAGACCCTCGTCAACACCAGGCGCCTGCGCCAGATGTACGAGGCACGCAAGATCCTTATGGTCGAGGCGGTGGAGGCCGAGATCGAGCACATCGGCGAGGAAATCGCCGAAGGCTGGCGCGATCTGCCATGGCTCCCCGAGATCAAGGGCGGCCCGACCATCCGGCAACTCGCCGCGAAATTCACCGACAGCGCCATCCGCAATAAGGATGCCGCCATCGCCATCATCGAAGCGGAGATCGCGCGCCGCGAGGCAGCGTTGAACCCGACAACAAATGTCGTGCAAAATATTCCTGAAAATATTCCGGAGCACTGGAAAGAGCTTGCCGAGGCCGACCGCATCGCGCTCGCCAATGCGCTCCAGCCCGGCGCCGAGCCGATCACCGATGTCGCCGACGCTGACGCGCTGATCGAACTGGAGGTTGAGCAGCGCGCCGCAGCAGTGCAGCCGCCGGCCACCGACACACCGGCTCCGGTCGAGGAGCCCGCGCCCGAACCGGAAGCGGAGCCGCCGCCGGCCGAGACCAGCGAGCCGGTCGCTGAGACCAGCGAGCCGGTCGCTGAGACCACCGAGGAAACCCAGCCGGCCGAAGGCGATGGCCAGTCAGCTTGAGGCCCAGCTCGCCAAGACGATCGCCAAGGCCTTCAAGGGCAAGCTGCTGAAAGGCACGCTGCGCCGCGAGGTGCCGGGCACCGGCAACGACAGTTTCGGCGATCCGAACAGCGGCAGCGTCGCGACATACCCGTTCGAGGGCATCCGCGAGGACTATACCGCGACCTTCCGCGCCCAGGCCGGCATCCCCTCGACCGACGTGCGCGTGCTGATCATCGCCGGCAGCATCGGCACCGCGCCGAAGCAGGACGATCAGGTCCTGATCCGCAGCGCATGGCACAAGGTGCGCGCCATCGAAAGCATCGACCCGGCGAACGCCACCTATGCGCTCCAGTGCTTCGAGATCAGAGACCAGACCGCCTAGGTCACTTCGAGCATAGCGGCGACAACCCGGCGGGCGTGAGTCTTGCCAAGTGTCTTCGCCAGGAACTCGACGGCGCCGATCATCTCGGCGACGGCTTCATCTATCGCTGTAGTTCGGCCGACGACTTCTTCGTTGGCCGCATGTCGGCAGAATGCTTGAGCAATCGAAGCGCTGCGCCGCTCGACGGCTCCCATGTCAGTCTGAGGCAATTCCCGGATCCCCAATGGTCAGGCTGACAATAAGTCTAAGCTCGCTGACTGTGTCTGTGCGTTACATCTTGTGAGCAGCGTTAATAAAGTAGTACCGCTTTTCGCAATATTGGCCATTTGTGGAAGCATTTCAGCGGGATAGGGTTTGTGGATAAGTGGCGGGTATGAAGAAGACCCCGCCGCGCCACTTTCATGTTCGTTTGCCGGAAGACCTGTTCGCTGACATCGTTGAAGGCATGCGTCGCAAGGGCGGCAAGAGCCTGAATCGGGAAATCGTTGAACGCTTGAGTGAGACGAACGCGGACGACGCTGCCAGCCGCATCGCCGAGGCATTGCGGCCGCTTCTCGGTACGCTCGACGAGGCGGAGAGCGAGAAGGTCGCAGGCCTCATCGGCGAGGTGGCGCAAGTCCTCACCAAAAGCCGGACGCGAAAGCGAAGTCGGCCGAAATAGTCCCTACAGACCGGAGACTGCCTTGAGCGTCCAATGGAACGGAGCGGCCGTGATGGCCAAGGTCCGTCAGGCGGCGCTGCAGGCCGTGGTGCGCGCCACCGAGAGCGTGGTCGAGGAAGGCACCAGCCTGATCCTCGACACGCCGAAGTCGGGCAAGATCTATGAGCGCCGCGGCATCAAGCACCAGGCCTCGGCGCCGGGCGAACCGCCGGCGAGCGACACCGGCCGCCTCGTCCAGTCCGGCCACGCTGAGTACGACACCAAGGCGATCAGCGGTACCGCCGTCTGGTCGGCCGCGCATGCCGAAGCGCTCGAGCACGGCACGCAGAACATGGAGCCGCGTCCCTTCGCCCGCCAGGCGCTCGCCAACAAGCAGGACGAGATCAACAAGGACTTCGCCGAGGAAATCGCGGCGGTGCTGAAATGAGCGCGCCCTCGCTCGACGGGCTCTTGCCTGGCCTGCGCGCCGCCATCATCGCCAACACTGCCATTGCCAATCTGCACGGCCTGTTCAACGGCGAGCCGTCGGTGCATACGCGGCGGCCGATTCCGGCGGATGCGGTGGCGCCCTCTACAGTCATCGGGCCGATCGCCGCGCTGCTCGACGGCGACGGCCTCAGCGACTACCGCCCGACCGTCTCGATCGACATCTCGACCTATGGCGAACAGTCCAAGGACCTGCGCACCGTCGACAGCATCGCGGAGAAAATCCGCCTGCTGTTCCACCGCCAGCCGCAAGCGCTCACGGTCAACCTTTACAAGGTCGTGATGATCCGCGCCCGCGGACCGGTGCCCGCGCCCGTCGATGACGACACCGATGTCGGCCGCCGCGTCACGCTGACGATCGACCTGTTCGCCCAACCGTAGAGAAACCGGCCCAGCAAGCCGGCTCGGCCCGTCGTGAGACGCGCCAGTCCCAGCGTCACCGCGCCGTGAGGCGTCAGACCAGAAGGAAGCCTCTGGCTCAACCCCCGACCGCTGTGAAGCGGCCGATCCCAACGAAGGAGACCGACCTTGTCCATTTTCGCCACAGCCGGTGCAAAATTCTACCTGGGCACTACCGCCAGCATCGATTTCACCTCCTACGCAACCGCGCTCGCCGCATTCCAGGCCGACACCTACACCCAAGTCAAGCCGATGGAGACGGTCGGCGATTTCGGCGATACTGCCACGGACGTCAAGTTCCTCGGCCTCGACGATTCCCGCGCGCAGCACCTCAAAGGTTCGAACGATGCCGGCGTCCAGCAGCTCATCGCCGGCTTCGACGCTACCGATCCCGGCCAGATCGCGGTGAAGGCGGCAAAAGCGTCGCCGCAGGACTTCAATGCCAAGGTGGTGTTCAACGACGCACCGGTGGCGCGTTCCGCGACCTTCACCGTCACCATCGCCGCGCCCGGCGTCTTCACTGCCACGGGCCACGGCCTCGAAGTGGGCGACGTGATCCAGCTTTCGACCACCGGCGCGCTGCCGACCGGTCTGGCCGCTGCGACCGACTACTACGTCAAGACTGTCCCCACGTCGGACACCTTCACGCTGTCGGCGACATCTGGCGGCTCGGCGATCACCACCACGGGCACCCAGAGCGGCACCCATACCTTCACGACCGTTCCCTCGGGCACGGTTGCCTACTACCGCGGCAAGGTCATGGCCTTCAAGCGCGTGATGGGCACCGGCCCGGACAACGTGATCAAGCTGCAGTTCGATTTCGGCATCAACTCCGACATCATCGAAGTCCCGGCGGCTGAGTAAGCCGCTTCCCTCGGGGCCGCCACGAGTGCGGCGGCCCTTTTCCTCAAGCGTAAGGTGAACCATGTCTCTCGCAGACCTCAAGAAAGCCCGCGTTGCCGTCGAGATCGACGGCGTGGATTATGAACTCATTCCTTCCCCGGACGCGATCATCACGCTGTCCGGCAAATATGACGGCCTCGCGCCGCTGATTGGCGCCATTCAGAGGCTCAACGTCAAGGCGATGGGTGACACCGTGGTCGCAGGGCTTGGCTTGGAAGGCAAGGCCGCCCGCGAGATGATGATGTCGGTGGCGTGCACGCCTCTGCTCGAGCTTCTGCCACAGCTTTCGACGTTCGCCTCGATCCTCACCAATGGCGGGCGACCGCTGACACAGGCGGCGGATGACAAGGACGATCAGGAGGGCGACAAAGGCCCTTTGTAACTCTTGAGGAATACGCGGAGGGTCTCGTACGCGTCGCCATGGGACGGTTGCTCTGGTCCTTCGACAAGGCCATGAAAACCGATTGCCTCGCCATCCTGATGGCGATCGATAGTCAGGCAGATTTCCTCAGGGGCCTTTTTGGACGCAGCGACGCGCCGGCGCCGAAGCCGGCGGAGCTGCCGAAATTCACGCCGGCCGTGCTCTTTTCGATGGCGCCAAGGCGCGTTCTGCGGCCGCCATGAATTAGAGGAAGCCATTCCCCTTACAGACCGCGATCATCTTGCGGGCGAAAGCGATGGTTTCTTCGTTCCAGCCGAGATCGACGGCGTTCTCCAGGTTTCGCTTGGCCTTCTTGCAGGTCGCGGTCGCCGCTTCGACATCGCCAGATTTCGCATTGAGAAATTCGAACACCGCGGCTTGGTGCTCGGCCGCGTCACGGCTCTCTCGCCAGACCGACCAGATGTAGATGCCGCCTGCGGCGCAGACTACCAGGCAGGCCAGCGCGACCAGTCCTTTCAGCCAATTGTCCATTGGCGTCCCTCCCGTCCCTTCGATCCTCAGAAGCTAATCCAGGCGCTCGCTTGGTGGCAATTAAGGAAATTCGCTCGTGGAAGTAGCCGGTACCGTTACGATCCAGATCGGCGGCAATATCGCGCCGTTCGAGCAGGCTCTTGCCAAGGCCAACCAACTCGCCGCGACGTTCGACGCCCAGATCAGCCAGAAGCTCTCCGGTGCTGGTGTCTCGGAAAGCCTGGCGAAGATCGCGGCCAGCGTTGACCAGACCAATGCGCTTCTCGCCAGGATGTCGGGCTCCAGCACGCAGGCCACGGCGGCGTTGGGCAAAGTCACCACGTCGTCCCAGCAGGCATCGGCCGCCATTTCACAGGCGGGTTCGGCGGCCGCCGCCGCTACCGCCGAGATCAATCGCATCGGAACGACTGGCGCGACCGCGGGGCTCGGCGCCGCCACGGTTAGCGCGAAAGAGTTTGCCGCAGCGCTTGAGGCCGCCGGCGGCGATCTGAAAAAGGTCAATGTGACGCTGGAAGAGCAGTCGCAGGAGGTGAAGGCAGTCACCGACGCGCTGCGCGGCTATTCGCAGGCCCAGATCGATGCCTTCCGCTCGCAGCAGCAAGGCGAGAACTTCAATCGCGACCTGACCGAACGCATCGGCATCATCGACACGGCCACGAAATCGGCCCGGGAGTCGGCAGCCGTGTTCCAGGCCCTCGGCGTCACCGAGACGGAAGTTGCCCTCGGCGCGCGGAGCATGGCCACCGAATTCACTCACGGCGCTTCTGCTGCGCGCCTTTCAGGCGCTCAAATCGCCGAGCTTGGCCACATCGCCCGGTCCACCGCTGGAACATTGCTCGCTGGCGGCAGCGCCATGCAGGCGCTTGGCTATGAGGCCAATCGCATCGCATCAGTGCTCACGATCGGGCAGGGCGGCGTCGGCGGCACGCTCAAGGCCCTGGGTGACATGGCCGGCGCCACGTTCGGCAGACTGACGTCGTTGGCGACAAGCACTCCTGGCCTGATCGCGACCGCCGGCATCGGTGCGATCGCGGCGGTCAGCGCCTACGTCATCTCCGCACGCAACGATATCAAGAGCGTCGACGAGGTGCTGAAGGAGCACAAGGCGCTGATCGATGAGGTTGCGGGAGCTTATCCGGAGGCGGCGAAGGCCGCTGCGTCTTACGCCGAAGCGGCCAAGCGGATCCCGAAATCGGTCGCCACGGCCGACATCGTCGAGCAGGCCAAGGAGAACAAGAAGACCCTGGACGACACGATGGGCTATCTCTCGACTCGGCTGACGATGCTCAGCCAGGAATGGGGCCTTGTCGGTACCGCCGGCACCAAGGCCTTTGCTGATCTGGCGGAGATTGCCAAGTCAGGCGCCGCGGACGCCGCCGATCAGCTCGAAAGCGCGCTCGGTCGGCTGCGCATCGATCCGGCCTTGAACGAGAATGCGCATCAATTCGCGAAGGAGCTTCAATCCGACGCGACCGCGGCCGCAAAGCTTCAGGATGCGCTGAAGGAGAAGAACGCGATTAAGGACATAGTCGCCGACGGGAAAAGGGCGTCGCAGTCGCTCTATGATGTCTCGAAGGGCTTCAAGGACATTGGTTCGAGCGCAGGCGGCGCCGACGCTACCATCGCCAAGCTCTTCGGCACGCTGAATTCCGGTGCGACGGACCGCTTCGGCGTCCTGCGATCGGCGGGCAACATCGGCGGCCAGTTCGCGAGCAGCGTTCAGACGACGCTCGGCGCTTTCCAGCAGGTCAACGATGCCGTCCAACTGGCGCGCCAGTCCCAACTCCAGAGCTATCTCGAACTCGGTAGCCAGCTTCGCTCGACGAAGCAGGATATCGACACGGTCAAACAGGCCATCGCGACGTCCGCCGGCAGGGACAACATCGACGCCTATTTCGGCGACATCTCGAACATCAAGGGAGCGCAGCAGGCGATCTCCGACGCCACGTCCACGGTGCATAAGCTGTTCGATGCGCTCAAGACTGGCAACGCCAGCGTCAGCGGCGTCTACCAGTCCCTCGACATGGTGCGCCAGTCGCTCATCGGGGCAGGCCTTGGCGCCGACCAGGTCAACAAGTTCGTCGACTCGCTCGTCCGCGCCTATCAGCAGATGAACGCGGATTCGAGCGCAGCGAGGCAGCTCAACGCCGCCATCCAGGCGATCAAGAACCGCACCGTTACCATCACTGTGGTGACCCGCAAGGTCGGCACTGGCACGCAGACGACCTATGATGTGCCGAACAGCAATGGGGGCACCAGCGGCGTCGGCGTGACGCGCTACGGGGGGGCAGATGGGGAGTCTTCCGGACCTTCGCTCTCGTCCTATTCCGTGCCGACGGAAGGCGGAAGCTATGGCAGTCAGGGAGGTAGTGGAGGCAGCGGTTCGAGCACCGTCAACGTCACCCGGTTCGGCGGCGCGCGCGCTGCCGGCGGCCCGGTGGACGCGCAAACGCCCTATTGGGTAGGCGAGCATGGGCCGGAGCTAGTCGTGCCCAAGGGCGCCGGCACAGTCATCCCGAACGCGCAGTCGGTCATGTTTCATCAGGCTCTCGCCGATGCACAATCCGGCTTCACCGGCCGCGAGCCGACCCGAGAGGATGACCGCCTTTGGACCGTGTTGATGAATGTCGAGGCCAACACGCGCAAGACGGCGCAGATCCTCGACGATATCAAGACGGCCACGGCCAGCAGCGCGTCGGCGCTCAGCGGCGGCTCATCCTCTGGCGGGTCATCGACCGGGACGGGCACCACGCGCGATCCGCAGTATCAGCAATACCTCGACGTGCTGAAGCAGGTGCGGGCCAACTTCCAGGCCGCTGGCGTGCTCTCCGGCCAGCCGATCGGATACGGCCTTGGCAGGAGCGCGTCGCCGCAGCAGATCGCCCACAACATCGTCTACGGCGGCGCGTCGCCGCTCGGGGCGGCGGGCTCGACTTCCTACGAGAGGGATTCGGCGGCGGCCTATAGCGAGGGTATTCGCAGCGTCTTCCGCGGCGTGAATAATCTGGTCGACGCCAATGGCCAGCCCGTCAAAACCTACCCCGGATTCGACACCGGCGGCATGATCGGCGGCGGTCCGGGCGACACCCAAAAAGTCGAGTTCTTCAAGAACCCGAACGAGCGCGTCATCATCGCACGGCCGGATCAGTTCCAGGACGTGCGCCAGCAGCCCGCAGCGAACCAGAATAGCGCCAGCAGCGCCACCGACCGGCCCATCAACATCTCCATGCCGATATACATCCAGGGCGGCGCGCAAGTGAGCAAGGACAGCATCGCTGAGATGAAACGGCAGGCGACGATGGCGGTTCGCGAGGCGATCAGAGGCATCAATGGTCGATAACCTGATCATGCCCGAAAGGGTCTCGCAGGGCTTCAAGGGCGGCCCGACCTTTTCGACGGATAAGTCGACCCAGGTCAACATGCAGACCCGGCGCCTGATGAACGTATCGATCGCCAGGCACGTCTACACCTGGTCGATGCAGGACGCGCCGGCCGACCTGGTCAAGGCACTGCGCGCCTTCTTCTACGATCGCCGCGGCGATTTCAAAGTCTTCCTGATGAAGGACTGGACCAACTTCCAGTTGGTCGACGAGCAGATCGCGCTTGGTGATGGGTCGACCGTCGCCTTCCAGATCACCAAGACCGAGACGGCAGGCGTCAATCCCTATGTGCGCGTCATCCGCCACATCAAGGCAGGCACTCTGGTGGTCAAGGTCGACGGCGTCACCAAGACGCTGACGACCGACTACACCGTGAATTCGACGGGCCTGATCACCTTCGTCTCGGCACCGGCACTGGATGCCGTCATCACCGTGACGGCCGATTTCTATGTGCCGGTGGCCTTCGAGGGCGACGTCTTCGAGGCAAGCGTGCCCTATCAGTCGCTGGACATCATGAGCGTCGATGGCCTGCAGGCCAAAGAGGACATTCCGTGAGGGACTGGTCGCCGACGCTCATCGCCAACCTCGCCTCGCTGCAGGTCACGCGCTGCTTCCTGATCGAGATGGTGAACCCGATCGCGCTCTGTGGCACGGTGCGGTTGACGGATTTCGACCAGGATCGTGTCGTGGGCGGCAACACCTTCCTGAAATCGCCGGGCTTCAACGTCACCAAGTTCACGGTCTCGAATGGCGGCCGGCCGGCTGGGCTCGACATCGATCTGCCGTTCGATAGCGTCGGGCCTGTCTATGCCGACCACGTCAAGCGCGGCGCCTGGCGCGGCGTTCCCGTGACGGTATGGCTGGCCGACTTCACCAATCCGTCGGATCGCGAAATCGTGCTCTCCGGCTTTGTCGGCGAAACCGAGTTTACCGATCGGCTTGCCGGCTCGTTCAAGCTCATCACAAAGGCCGATGCCCTAGCCGATATCATTCTCTTCACCGTCCAGCCGAAGTGTTCCTTTCGGTTTGGCAGTTCGCAGTGCGGCGTCGATCTCACGCCCCTCACGCTCCCCGCCACTGTCGCGACGGTCACAAACAATGGGAAGTTCACCATCACCGTGACCAATCCGAGCGGCCTCAATTTCACGCACGGTAAGGTGGTCTTCACTGGTGGAGATAACGCCGGATGGAGCGACAACGCGCGCCGCTGGGTTTCCGGCACATCGCTTGTGGAATTGGTGTTGCCAGCCCCCTTTGATGTCCAGGTGGGTGACACGATTAACATCAGCGCTGGCTGCGACCTCTCTCGGAGCGGGTCGTTCGGCTGCAAGCATTACAACAACGTCAACCGCTACCCCGGCTTCGATTTCACGCCGGGCGAATTGCTGAGCTAGCAAATGGCCTATGTTCTTGGCGCCCGGCCGACCATCCACCTCGGCCCGACCCAGCAGGACAATACCAAGCAGCCCGAGGACGTATCGGCTACGCCGACCTTCTCGGTCTCCAAGGTCTTGGGCCGGTCGATCCCGATCGTTATCGGCACCGGCAAGGTCGATGGTATCCCGGTAGTCGGCGGCGCCGTCACCAGCCAGGTGATCAGCGGATACACCCAGCAGCAGCTCACGACACTGCAGAACCTCGGGGATTTCCCGCCCGGCACGAAGTGGCTCAACAACGACCCGTTCAGCCGCACCGTCGAGGTTCCGCAATATGGTTCGCAGCAGGCGGCCATGCTGGGCTATCTCTTGGCCTACGACCCGTTCGGCGACGGCTACAAGTTGGTGCGCCTCGAGGTCAACGGTGACGTCGTCTATGACGCGGAGAATGGCATCGGCGCATCGACAGCCTTTCGCTTCGATGGCGGCACGCAAACCGCTCCGGACGCCATCACCCAAACCAACATCGGCACCGATGCCGGCGCCTGGCAAAACTTCGCCATAGTCTACCTGTCTGGCTATCAGGCCGACAGCGCGCCAACCGTCAAGGCGGTGATCTCCAATGCCGCGACCGATGGCGGTGGCACGCATGAGATCGCCTGGACCGGAACGACGCCGGTCATTTACACGGAGAACTCGGCGGGTCGAGCGGCGGCCTATGACCCGACGCAGGACGTCATCTATCAATTGCTGGGGCAGAACGAGATTCCTGGCACTCCGCAAATCTATCTCGCGGTCCTCGACGCGCAGACCTACACCGAGCGCTATCGCGTTCCGCTTCAAGGCTCGGAAAATTATGTCGACGACGCCTACTGGCTCATGGCGATCCGAGGATCAGGGTTCGTCTTGGCGCGTTTTGCCAGCACGAGCTGGCCAGAAGTCGACATCGTCTATGACGTCGCCACCGGCAAAATCGTTTCCTCGCATGAGGAGAGCGGCGAAATCTTCGACTGGAAGATCGGTTTTCCGTTCGGCGAAAAGTACATCATCACGGGCTTCGATTTCGGGGCCGGATCGGGCCTGCCTTATGCCCTGATCGACATTCTCGGCAACGTCACGATTGGCCGGGTCACGGGCGCAGGAAGCGGCAGCCTTGTCTATGGTCGAGTGTCATCTGGAACCGTTTCCTTCTTCATCGACGCATCTGGTAGCGTAAAAGAAGCGACTTTCGATGGCGATGCCTGGACGACGGCCACGGTCTACACATCGGCCGGCGTGACGACCGGGAGCTGGTACGATCCGCAGACCGGCTATCTCGTCGTCTTCGAAACTGTGTCGGGCGCCTATTACGTCCGCTATGTCGACCCGAACACGGGATCCGTAGCGGACAGCATTACGGTAGATCGGACGTACTTCATCACCATGGGCACCCTCGTGACCGGCCGAGAGCGTTACTGGCCGCGCCCCGGCTATGTGATGATGACCGAAGGTGTCGACGACGACGGCAAGGTCTATCTGCTCGATGTTGGCGCCAAGACCATCTCGATCTTTGCCTCGCATACCGGCATCACCAACCTGGAATTCACCAGCGGCATCTTCGACCAGAACAAGAGCGCCTATTTCGAAGCGTTCGGCGATGATCACTGGGTCGAGCATCAGCTTCCCAATGTGAAACCCGGCCTTGTCAGCCTGACGTCGCTGCTCACAAAGATCATGTTCCTCGCCGGCTACGGGCCGAGCGAGTTGACCTTCGACGGCTTGGGCGGGATCGCGGCCTATGGGTTTGTCATCGGCAGCGACACCAACGTCCGGACGGTGCTGCAGTCGCCGTCGGAAATCTACGGCTTCACCTATGCCGACACCGGCGACGGCTTCTATTTCAAGAAGCCGGGGCAAGACACGTCCTTCGCGCTCGATCTGGCGCTGACGACGGCCGAACTGGTCTTCCAGGACAATGATGCCTCGGTCAAGAGCGTCGACGACGCCGAGATCCGCAGCGTGTCGCGCGTCGAGGTGGAATATGTCTCCCGCGACCAGGGCTATGAATCACGCCCGGCTTCCTTCACCATGCCGGCGACCAGCAACTCGATCCGGGTCGAGAAATACTCCACACCCTTGGTGATGTCGGACGCCGACGCGCAAAAATTCGTCACCGAGAAGTATTTCGAGCTCCAGGCCAAGCGGCGCTCGCATTCCTTCTCGCTCACCGGCGAGGTCCGGCTGCTGCCGGGCGACGTCGTTTCCGTGCCTAGCGGGACGATCACCTATACTGTCCAGGTCGATACCGTGGCGCTCGGCCGCAACATCGTTGCCGACATCGCATGCACCGAATTCCAGACCTCAGTGTCGACCACGATCACCCCGGTCACGAACCAGAGCCTTGGCAATCAACTGCCCGTTACGCTGGCGACGCAGTATATCCACCTCGACGTGCCGCTCTACCGCTACGCCGATGATCTGGCCGGGGCAGGGCTTAGGCAATACGGCATCCTCGCCTCGCGCGGCCAGCAGGGCTGGGGAGGAGGTGCTCTCTATCGCGGCGATGTCGCCTCGGCCTTGTCGCTTCTGCTCACCCAGGCGCCGCACAAGGGCGTCGTGGGAACATGCGTCATCGCGCTTGGCAACCCGCTCGATCCGTTCGGCACCGACGACACCTCGACCGTCACCATCCGGCGCACGGCCGGCGATGTGGCGCTGCTCGTCGACGCGACAGAGGACCAGGTGCTTGCCGGGGCGAACTTCGCCTATATCGGCGCGCAGGGGCGTTGGGAGGCGGTCGGCTATAAGACGGTAGTTGCCAACGCCGACGGCAGCTACACGCTCTCCGGCTTCTCCCGCCGCGGCTACAGGGGCACGGAAGTGTTCTGCGACACCCACGCCATCGGCGACCAGTTTGTCATGGTCGATGCGGCCTGGCTGAAATCGGTCAATCATCCCGTCTCGGACCTTGGCCTGTCGAAATTCTACAAGGCGATCGGCCTGACGCAGGATCCGTCGACTGGCATCGTCACCCAGAAGCAGATCATCGGCGCGGCCGAGACGCCTTACGCCTGCGTCAATCTCGACGCAGTGGCGGGTTCGCCCGACGGCATCGACATCTCGTGGGACTATCGCTCCCGGCTGACCGATGGGCTCAATCCGGCGAACTTCGGCGAGGCGGCACTGTCCTTCGAGATCGATATCTACGACGGCGTGACCTACAAGCGCACCCTGACGGCCACCGCCAATTCCGTCCACTATGCCAGCGCCGACGTGATCTCGGACCTCGGTTCCGATCCGCCAGCGGAAATCACCTTCGACGTCTTCATGATGAGCGCGCTCGATATCCTGGTGCCGAACCAGACGCGCGTCGGCGCGGGCCGGGGCTACCGAGCGCGCGGCCATATCGTGCTCGCGCCCGGCTCCATGACTGCCGACAATACGCACATCACCGCCGACAGCACCGCCTTCACGGCCGACGCAGCTTAGGACCATCCATGACAAAACAGGTCATCAACATCGGTTCGGTCGCCAACGACGGAACCGGCGATCCTCTGCGCACTGCGTTCAGCAAGGCGAAATCGAACTTCGACGAGCTCTACGCCAATTGGGAAATGACGGTCGCCGCCTCGGACGAGACGACGGCGCTGACGACCGGCACCAAGGTCACGTTCCGCATGCCGCGGGCGATCACGCTGACTGCGGTGCGGGCCTCGCTGACGACGGCCCAGGCCTCCGGCTCGATCTTCACCGTCGACATCAAGAAGAACGGCACGACGGTTCTCTCGACCCTGCTGACGATCGACAACACAGAGAAAACCTCCGTCACTGCCGCCACGGCCGCAGTGATCTCGGTCTCGTCCCTCGCCGATGATGACGAGATCACCATCGTCATCACCCAGATTGGTGACGGCACCGCCAAGGGCCTCAAGGTGACGTTCTACGGCTCGCGCGCATGAGCATGCTGCTCAACCCCTATGCCTTCGCCACAGGTGGCGGGGGAGGCGGCACGCTGCCGCCTGGTGCCACCTCATTCCTCGATTTCGTCAACGGCTTCTATTATGCCGGCGGATCCTGGCAGTCCGTTTCGGCCATGCTTGGCGGCGGATTCGATCCGAGCGCGATTTCCGGGTCGGGGATGTATATCGATTTCAGCAACGCCAACCGGCCGACCGTCATCGGCGTGCTTCTCACCCAGTTGCTGGCGGGGCTCGCGGCCGGAGTGACGCTGCTCTTCGAGGTGTCGACGGCTTCCTCGCTCGGCGGCTTCCTGATCTTCATCAGCGACACCGGCAACCTCGACACCGCCGGTGACGGCATCATCGTCAGCGTCGATGGCGCGATATCCGATTTCATTGCCCTTGGGCTGTATATCGGCACGCCGGTCTCCGGCAGCGGTGTCCACAAAATAGCCATCACCCTCAACCGCGACATCGGCGGCGGCGATTATGAATATGCCTGGTCGAATGACGGCGACGCCGCCGAAACCCAGAGCGTCTCCTATGCCGCGCCGATCATGAGCGATGTCACCATCGGCCACGACGGCGCCGGCAACGGCAACACGCTGTTCCAGACCTACATCCGCTCGATCACGATCTACCCGGCCATGGATCCAGCCGATCTGCCGGCGCTCACCGCCTGATCACAACTCCCGAAAAGGAAAACACCATGCCTGGCATCGCCTTGGCCCTCGGCCTTGGCCTGGGGAAAGCCGCGAGCGGTTCCACAGGACCACGAACAGCCGGCCAGCCCATCGGCCTCCTCCTCACTCTGACGAAGGCTTCCTGACATGAGCGACACCGCTGTCCAGATCACCCAAGGCACCGGCACCAACATCGATACGCGCACCGAATCCACCAATGGCAATCACCGCCAGGTGGTCGTTCTGGGTGATCCGGCGACCAATGCCGGTGTCGCTCCGGTGGACGCTACGGCCGGCCTCAAAGTCGACCTCGGCGCCGACAACGATGTCGGTCTGAATGCCGGCACCAATCTGATCGGCAAGGTCAAGACCAAGTTCATCGAAGCGGTCGCCGCGACGATGACGCGGCCGAACGATACTAGCGCCTACGCTGCCAATGACGCCATCGCCAACAGCACGACGGCTGGATCGGTGACGCCGTTCTCATTCACGATGTCCGACGTCAACGACGATCTGGTCACCATCGAGCGGCTGCGACTGATCACGACCGACACCGGTGTCGCCGGCAAGGCGCTGCGCATGTGGCTGTTCCGGGCCTCGCCGACAGTCGGTGCCGGCGACAATGCCGCCTTCTCCAATCCGCGCGCCACCTTTATCGGCTCGCTGTCCGGCACGATGCGCACCTTCAGCGACGGTAGCGGCGGCATCTTCGTTCCCGACGAGGGCGCGCGCATCATCACGCTGCCGACCTCCGGCGGCAAGACCGTGTTCGGCCTGTTGCAGACGCTGGAGGCGATCGCCTCGCCGCTGGCGCAGTCGACGTGGATCGCCACGCTCGAAGGCTTTCAAGGTTCAGCCTGATGACCGCCGCGCCCTATCTTCTCGGTCGCAAGGGGCCTGGCGCCGCCGTGATTGTCGGTGGCGGCTCCGGCGACAGCGATGGCGGCTTCGTCGAGCCGCCGGTTGTCACCGTCACTGCCGCCGGCGACGTCACGGTCAAGGGCAAGACCAAGGCGGGATCGTTCGGCAAGTTCGTCTATCCGCTCGCCACCATCGCGGCCGGCCGGCAATACACCTTCCGCTACACGCCGCAATTCTCGCAGCTCGCCCAGCAGGGCAAGCTCGCCATGGTCGGTTTCGGCCTCAAGAGCAACAATGATTTCCACATCGTCGGCCTGCGCGGCGACGGCTCAACCGGGCTCAACAAATACAAGGTCTATGGCACGCCGCCGAACGGCTGGAATGCCCAGACCGGCCATACCACCAGCGATGGCGGCGCCGCCGCCCACGGCACTCAGGGTGGGCCGAACTGGATCCGGCTCGTCGTCTCGGCCGACGGCACGACCTACAAGTTCCAGACCAGCGCCGACGGCTCGACCTGGAGCGACGAATATGCCGGTGCCGTGCCGTCGCCGTTCTCCAACGTCTCCGGCGTCGCCACCTTCGGCATCGCGCTGTGGTTCAACAATGCCGACGCCGGGCCGTTCTCGATCCTGATCGACCAGTTCGCCGACGAGGTGGCGATTGTTCCGGTGTCTGTCGCCGCAGTCAGCACCTACACGGCGCCGGAGCAGGCGGGATCGACGATCACCGGTGCCGGCATGTCGTTCGGTGCGACGGCTGCTGACCGGCTGCTCTATATCTCGGTCGCCTACGACCACTTCAGCAACACCAGGACGCTGGACAGCGTGACCGTCGGCGGTGCCGTTGCGACTCGCCTGGTCAGGGCGCAAGGCTTGGCAGCAGTTCGCAACGCCGAGATCTGGGTCGTCGACGCCGGCTCCGGGTCTTCGATCGCCAGCGCGACCTCCGGCAACGTCGTGCTGACATTCAGCAGCAACGGACTGGCTGGCACCATCACCGTCTACCGTGCCACCGGTGCCTCGCAGACCGCATCCTCGACGGCGACCGGAACCACCAGCGCGACGATAACGATCCCGCCGGGAGGCGAAGCCCTGTTCGCGTTCTGCAACAATGGCAGCGGCACCGGCTCGCTGAGCAATATCACAGAGGACTACAACTCGAATTCCAGCACCGACATGCGCGGCATTCATGGCTCGAAGGCGTCGACGCCCGGGGAATCGGTGACATCGACATTTTCGGGAACCGCGTCGGGCTCTCAGATGGCCGCAGTCGCGATCCAGCCGGCATAACTTCAACTTCCACGATAACGTAAAGGATCTGCCGTGCCCGTGTTTGGTGCGGCCTCTGCGGCTGCCTTGTCGAAATGCCATCCGAAGCTTCAGCTGATCGCCAACGCGGCGATCAAGGTCATCGACTTCCGCATCCTCGATTCGACGCGCGGCCGGGACGCGCAGGAGCGCGCCTTGCCACTGGCAAGAGCAAGGCGCATTTCGGCCAGTCGGCGCACACTGGGCAATATGCGGTGCGGTGCAGCTATGGCCTCGGGTCTCTCTGCCACCAGGCTACAAGCGTCCAGGCGACGTCGAGCGCCGGCTTCGAGGCGATTGTCGCCGTATCGTTCCGATGATCACCGGGCGCGACGTAACGCCGCCGCGTCCAACGCCAGATCATCAAAACAGTGGCGATCGACACATAGCCGTCTATGGCATAGTGCCAGCCCGCATAGACTGACCCGAACAGGATCAGCCCGGCATAGAGCCAGGCGATGGAACCTACCCGGCGATTGAGACTCCAGAGGAACAGAGCGTTCAAGGTGACCATGGCGACATGGAAGCTCGGCATTGCTGAGATGCCGCTGCCGACGACAGTCTCATTGCTGGCGTAGGATGCATAGAGGTAGTCGGCGATCTGCAGCGTTTCTGGCCCTGAATCGCTGGTCTTCAGAGCGCTCATGAGATCGGCAAAACGATCGCCGCCGAACAGCCGATCATAAAAGATCGGGCCGGCTGAGGATCCAGCCAGACGGGCCACGACGCCGAGTAGGATGGCCGTGGACAGCAATGCCGTGAAATAGCGTAGTCTGGTCGCGGCATCCTCCATCCATGCGGCGAAAACGATGATGCCGGCGACAAGCGCGAGCCAGAGTTGCGAGTAGAGGAAGTAAAGCATCCGGTCGAAAAACCCGGGCAGCGGCAGCGCCCTTGTCCAGCGCCATGGATCGCCGAAGTGGATGGTGGCATCCAGCCTCGCGAACAGTGGATCGGCGAAGAAGCTGACCAAGCTGGAAAATTCGTGCTTATAGGTCGTGAACGCGCCGAGGCAGAGCGTGAAGACTCCGATCGTCGTCATGGCGCCAATGCCGCGCGATCTGATCTTGGCGCGGACGTAACCCAGCGGCGACCCTGGTTGCTGGATGATACCAGCGAAGGCCAAGCCAAGCAGCATCAGGATCGGCAAGAGAAGATAAAACATCAGCAGCCGAATGCCGCCGAACGATGCCGCGAATGAGGTCGGAAACAGTACCGCGGCGGTCCCGGCATAGACCGCGGCGACAACCACAAGCCCGACAGATGGCGTGAGCCGAGTCCGCCAAGCGGTCGGCTCAAGGACTATGTCAGGCGTCGTTTCCATTGTCGCACCGGCTTCTGCTTGATGATTGGAAGCGGAGGCGGCTCCCCGGTTAGTGCAGGCCGAGGCGGCTCAAGCACCAATCGTTCGATGATCGCTACCGCGCCAGCAGCAAGAGCCGCACAGAGCACTACGATCATCAGCTTCTTCAGAAAATCCAAAGGAAACACCCCGCTCCCGGCGGGGAGAATGCGGCGCCTCGCCGCAAAATGCAACTTCCGCGATCACGGGGCATGAAAATGCGACTCATTGACAATTGGAAAACCGTTTTGTGGCGCAGTTGGGCGGTATGGGCCGGTGTGCTCGCCGCGATTCTCAGCGGCGCGGCGACAAGCGTCTATTTCTACACCATCGCGCAGCCGTATCCGTCGAGGCAACTCATTGTCCTCAATGGAGTGCTGACGGCCGCTGCCGGCATAGCGGCAGCCATCGTGCCGTTGCTGCGAGTCACCCGCCAGAAGAACATCTCAGGAGATCCCGATGCCAATCGGTAGAATTATCGCCACGCCGCGTGGCAAGGCCGCCGCCGCCGGCGCGGCGCTGTTCGCGGCCGCGAGCGGTTGGACCGCCTTCATCGCAAGCCAGCCAGACCCCAGGGTTGCTGCGATCCATGAGGCCATCGCCAAGGGCTACACGCCACCGGCGGTGCGCCTTGCCGTCGACAAGCTGATCAAGCCTTGGGAAGGGCTCCGGCTCGTCGCCTACCAGGACAGCGTCAAGGTCTGGACGATCTGCTGGGGTGAGACGAAGGGCGTGAGGCCAGGCATGCGCGCGACGATCGAGGAGTGTGAAGCCAAGCTGATCTATCGTGTCACGCACGACTACTACCTGCCTCTCGTTGATGGGGTGAACGACTATTGGCAGGCGCCGATCACAGTGCAGGCCTCGATGCTCTCCGGCGCCTACAATTTCGGGGTCGGATCCAAGAAGCCGCGGCGCGGCCAGATCGGGTCGAGAGCTTCGGAGTTCATCACCAAGCACGAGTATCGCCATGCCTGCGAAGCCCAGACAGCGTGGAACAAGGCCGGCGGCGACGTGCTTCCCGGCCTGGTAAAGCGCCGCGAGATGGGCGACGCGCAGCGCCTTGGTGAGGCCGAACTCTGCGTCTCCGGGCTACCCTGATGGAGCCGATCGTCACCGAGATCATCCGCATGGTTCTCCCGTGGGCGGCCGGGACTGTGGCTTTCCTGATCGTCTTCGCCATCACGAGGCATTTCGCATGAGTGAGTACAAGATCCGGTGGCTTGAGCCCACCGACCGCGAACGCCAATGGCTTCGGCGGTACACGTCGAGCGACAAGCATAAATGCACGTCGACCGGCGGCTATTGCAATGCCATGTTCGAGCTCGGTGAGGCCGATATCCTTTACACCAAGGATGGCTATATCGACGGCGGTCGGGAAGACCGCAAGCCGCCGGAAAACGACCCGCGGTGGCCGACATCCTGCAGCGCCTGCGGACGGCCATTCAGTGCCGATGACCCGTTTCAGCTGTTCGGCCGGCAAGTTTATCTCTGCGAGGCAACTGGCGAGCGGACGACCCTCGACAAAGCTCCAGTGGGAAGCTGCTGGGACGCTTGGTGGATCTCAGGGGGTCGGAAGGACGGCCCAACTGGCTGCGCATATATGGTCGGTCCGGATCACCGGTCTCTGGTAGTGAAGCTGCCGGGCAACCACGACTGGCAGATCGATAGCCGCGCCAGCAACTGCACGATGCCCGACGACAACGACCATTTCTGCTGGGTGCGCCACGGGCGCCCCGAAGATGGAACGTTGCATGTCGACAAGAACGACCGAACCTGTGCGGCCGGCGCTGGATCAATCGCCGTCCCCGGCTTCCACGGCTTCCTGCATCACGGCGTGTTGCGGGATTGCTGATCCGATCCGCGCCAGGCGGATCCTGGCAACCCCACTCATGGAGATGAAGAGATGGGTATTCGTGCAAAAATGCGCTTGGAGAACGTGTTCGCTCAGGCTTGGGGCGGAGCGAAAGCGATCTTCCGATGTGAGTATGACCAGAAGGTCGCCGAGGATGTTTCTTTCCAGAAAGCGACCCCGTCCGGCCATGCGGAATTCCAGATCGACAACCCGAAAGCGGCCGAGCAACTCGTGATCGGCAAGAGCTACTACGTCGACTTCGCGCCCGTCGATTGATCAGCTTTGGCCCGTCACCACGGTGGCGGGCCTTTCCCATTGAAGGGCAAATCCCAATGAAGTTTCAAAACCCGGCCATGTTATCGCTTCGCGACAGGCCGCAGTCGCAGGAATTGCGCCCGTGCTTCTGCACCGGCCCGCGCAACGGCGATCCGGTCTGTCCGTGCCAGATGCAGCATCTCAGCCACCATGAGGCGGCAGATTTTGAACTCTGGCTGAAGCGGCGCCTCGCGCACCTGCCGAAGCCACGCGTTCGCGTCAAAGCGATCAGCCGCCGGGTCGAGGTTGCGGGCTGATGGGCGGCGGCGGCAACAATCCCGATTTCTGGGGCGAGATGATGTGGACGGCCGCCTGGATCATAGCGGCCTTCCTTGCGGTAGCAATCGCGGTCGGCGTGGCGCTGATCGGCCTTGGAGTAGGGTGGCAATGATGTCGCTCTTCGCTCCGGTGCTCGCGCCTCTGGCGCCCGCGCTCGTCATCCTCAATGCGGTCTGGCAGTTCGCCACCTCTCGCTTCGGCCTGCCGATCGCCGTCGCGGGCGCCATCATCCTGTTCTATGAGGGCCTGCCGCTCGGGCCGGTGCGCGATGTTCCCTACCTCGGGCCGGCGCTCTCCCGCTTTGTCGATGGCCGCGTCGATCGGGAATATGCCGCTGGCCAATTGAATGAGCGCCTGGTGTGGCAGGAAAAGCAGCGCCGCGCCGAGCTCGAACAGGCAGCGAAGCTCAAGACCAAGCAAGCCGACATCGATGCTGCGGCGCAACAACTCGCCGACAGCATGCGCAATGGCCGCGCCGACACGCTGCGCCTCGCCGATCTAGAAGACCGCATCCGGCAACAGAAGGACGAAGACAATGGGCCGAAACCGGCTGGTGACGCTGCTGGCGCTTGCCGGCCTCGGCATGGCATCCCTGCAAGGCTGTCAATCGGCATCGATGCCGTGGGCCGATAGCCTGAAGCCGCATGTCGATCCGAGCGTGATGGGCGAGTGCGGCACCGTCGTCGATGTGCCCCACCGCTTCGTTCCGGACGACGAGACGAGCCGCCTTTGGGCGCAGGATCGCGCCACGCTCGCGGACTGCGGGCGCCTCAACCACGCCAAGGGCACCACGATCAAGGCGCTGGTGAAATGAAGCGCGTCTGGGTCATCGCCGCCGCGCTGATCGTGCTCTGCCTCGCCATGATCTGGCGCCTCACGCCCGCGCATGCGCAAAGCTCCTGCGCGCCGCTCCAGGCCATGCTCGATCGCCTCGCCAAGGCCTATCACGAGTTCATCGTGATCCGGGGCACAACTGGCGACCAGCAGATGCTGTTCACGCTTTCACAGGCCGGCACCTATTCGGTGATCGTCTCCGACGGGCGCACCGCGTGCGTCGTCCTGGTCGGGGAAAAGGCCGAACTCGACAATGGCATCTAGAAAAAGCAGGGGCGGCACGGGGAGAAATGGCGGAAGAGAGCATGGATGTTCAGATTGTGCGCCTCGAGGAGAGGCTCAAATCGATCGAGGCGATGCTGGCGGCAATCGCCGAAGAACAGAAAGCAGCGGCGGAAGGGCGACGACGAGGGTATGAGGCCCAGGAACGCGCCGAGCGTGAGATGATCGGCATCAACTTCCGTCTAGGCGCCGTCGAGAAGAGCGTTGAGGCGATCCGACCGACGACGGTCGAACTGGAGCGAGTTCGCGACCGCGTCGTTTTCGCCGGCTCGCTCGGGCGCGTGCTTTGGAGCTTTGGCAAAGCGCTGATCTCCGCTGCGGCTGGTGCGGCCGCCGCCTATTACACGCTCACGGGCAAGCCGCCTCCCTGATCCTGCTTCACCATTCCAGTCTCCCTGTCGGCTTCGGCCGGCAGGGGTCTTTTTTGCGTTTCAGGCCTAACGATTTCGACATCTCGCGCGTTTAGATTGCTTCAGAGTTGAGGTGTTTTTGATGCGTAATCGAGTAAACCGCGACCGGCTGCGGTTCATCAAGCCGCAGGAGCCGGCGCAGGTGCTCGAGCCACCTGTCAGCGACGACTGGCTCCATGAGATCAAATACGATGGCTTCCGCACCCAACTGATCCTCGATTGGGCAGGCGCCCGGGCCTTCACCCGCACTGGCATTGACTGGTCGAAGCGCTACTGGCCGGTGATCGCTGCCGCGGAGAAACTGCCCGCGAAATCCTTCATCATCGATGGCGAGATGATCGCGCCGGATCCTGACGGTCGGCCGAATTTTCACGCCATGCACTCGCGCATGGCCTGGAACGCCGAGCAACTCGCCTTCGTCAGCTTCGATCTTCTGCACCTCGACGGCGAGGATCTGCGGGCCATGCCGCTCGTCGAGCGCAAGGCGAAGCTCTGGGACTTGGTGAAGCCGGCCGACGGCATCATCCAATTCAGCCAGCACGTCGAGGGCAACGGCGCCGAGTTCTTCGCGGCCGTTGACAAGATGGGCCTCGAAGGCATGGTGTCGAAGCGCAGGAATGCCCCCTATCACAGCGGCAAGGGCGAGTCCTGGGTGAAGGCGAAATGCTGGGACGTCGGAGATTTCGAGCTGCTGGGCATCAAGCGCGAGCCGGGCAAGCCGGCCGTGGCACTGGTGGCGCGCGAGGGCAAATACGCCGGCGGCGCGATGATCAACGCAAACCGCTCCATCAAGGAACGGTTATGGAAGCGGGTGCAGGAGGCGCGGGCGAAGCAGCCCGCCGGCGTGCCGAGCGCGGTAGTCGACGATGTCGAATGGGTAAAGCCTGGCATCACGGCGCGGGTGCGATATCTTCGGGGCGAGTCGAAGCTGAGGCACGCCACGGTCCAGGATGTCCGAGAAGGTTGAACGGGAGCGGATCAGGGGCGCGGCCTACCTTGCCGACTACCCGGCCGACAAGATCATCGTCGAGTGCGAGCAATGCGGCTGGCGCGCTCAGTTCGACAAGGCAGCCATGATCGAGGCAGGCGGTGATCGGCCGATGACGCATCTCCTCGACGACATCGCCAGGCGCAAGGGCTGCACGCGCGTCGCGCTCGACATGAACGACATCAAGAACCACTGCCGCGCGCGGTACGTCAACATCGATCCGAAGCCGTCGGACTATGCCAAGGCGAAGGGCGTCTGAAAAACTACCAGTCGCGCGCATGCCGAGCGGCTGGTTTTCTCGCTCTAGGCCGCCCTGGTGCTTCGCCACCCATGTCAGTGGCCACGTCAATCTGGAGCTGCTCCGTGATTGCGTCCCGCGCCAAATCGGCGAGTTCATCGGTGGCGCAGCGGATAAGGCCGGCCCCATCCTGGTGCTTGAACAGGCATATCGAAACCGCACCGCTGTCTTCATGCTCTCGCTCGATCGCCGCAGTCACGTGCCTGGAGCGCCAGGCGAGCCATGCAGGCAGTTTCGCCATGTCGTCGCGATCTTCGAGCCAGAAGATCCTCGCGCGGGCTTTACGGTTCATATTTCCGGCGCCTCCCACTAGCGGTCATAGCGCAAAGTCGATTTCAGGGTAAGGCCGGAGGTCCGATGGCATCCACTCGCCTCGGGGACGGGGCAAGGACGCGCGAGGAGGCCTTCGCCGGCAGTGGGTGAAGGCCGAGGGTGCAGAACACGCTCCTGCGCCCCATTCCGGTCATAGCCGGGTGTACCCTTCCTCGAACGCCTTCGACGGCGACCATGACGCATAGCCGCCATCATAGACGACATAGTAGCCAAGATCGTCGTCGATGGGCTTGAAGCGGCGCTCCCAATCGCGCGTCACCTCGAACGGGGCGTAACCCTCATCGGCGGGAGCTACCAGCATCGCCCCATTTTCTTCGTTGATCACGAAGGTTGCGATTTTCAACGCATGCACGATCTTGTGGCACTGGTAGCGGGGCATCTCACGATCAGTCGTCATTATTGCCTCCAAAATGGCACCGATATGGTTACAAAAGCGGTGTAGCTCTCGTCAAGATGGTGTGGACTGATTGCGGTTCCGTGGGTGCGCGGTGCCAACATGGTTGCAAAGCGTGACGCTGGAACATTCTGCCCCGTCAGATCGGAACGCCTTGCAATTCAAGGCGTTCACGGCTATTGAGGCCCGCGTCGCTGCGGTAGCTCAGTGGTAGAGCACTCCCTTGGTAAGGGAG